CAAGTTCGGGTTCAAGCCTAAAAGAATTATTTGGGCTATGGGCATGAACAATGCCGATAATGGAGTGGTTAATGCAGATTGGAAAACCATTTTTGACCTAGTGAAGGCTTTGTGTGAAAAGATGGGCATTGATTTCATTCCATGCACAATTCCTTGCACTCCGACACGCGACAACTCATACAAGAATGCCTACATTGCAGCCAACTGCACCGAGTATATTGATGTTGCTGCGTGCGTAGGCGCAACTACTGCGGGTTCTTCGTGGTTCAGCGGATTGCTTGGTAGTGACAATGTGCATCCGACTAATGCTGGACAATTCGTTATTGCCAACACAATGCTCGGCTATCTTGGAGTGTAGTCCAATGACCGACCTAGACCTCACATCTATCTACACGACCATCGGCGGTGTGCTCGGCACTCCTTCCGCCACTTAGGACAAATTAAACTTTTACTGACAACTTAAAACGGAGTATTCCCCCTATGCCTTACGATAGACAAATACCCGATGCACCGATTGCGCTTTCCATGCTGCCCAGGCTTGAAAATTTGCATGGCTCCTAAGAGCATAGAAGTATAAATAGAATATGAGCTTGGTAGATTCAGCACTTAAATCGGCACATAAACTAGTCGACAGCATGGGCAACGGTGGAGTCGCTGCCGTTCACTCATCTAACAAACTATTCGGAGACGGTTTCGAGCTAACTTGCCTAGGCTGGGCAATTCGTGGAGTCGACCCAGTCAATCTCTGCTCTTGGGAGGAAGTCAATCACGTCGGCACCAATAAACCCGACGAGCTCGGATTCGTACAGGACTTCAGCTACAAGTACAAGATCAACGCCGTTCACTACTACGGCTATCCGTCAAAGTTGCAAGAGACACAGTTCTTCGTGGACGATCTCGGTCCACTCAAGAATAAGCTAAGAGAGTACAAGAGGGAAGATATGAAAGAGAAAATGACAGTCTCCGAAGCGATGGAGATTCTCAAGGAATCTGGAAAGAAGGCAGTCAATGAGAGCTACCTACAAGAAGCTAACGTGGAAGAGCTATACGGTCTCGCGCTTGACGCTCTACTCTTCGCAGATCAGGTGCATCTATGGCACTGGACATGCAAGAGCGGATTCCATCACACTCATCTAGAAGAGGTCTACGACTCTCTGAGAGACTTCGCTGACGAGCTAGTAGAGATCTGCCTGGCCTCGAGAAAGAAGTTCGCCGTAAAGACGAGCAGAGATCTCGGAGGCGATGGAGAGTTCGACATCGAAGACGCTATCGATGAAATTGAAGACTTCATCGACCAGATACAGGCTACAGCATCTGTCTTCGACGAGTACAGCGAGATTACGACTCTGCTAGACGACGAAGCTAAGGATCTGAGCAAAGAGCTCGGACTTCTCAAGTCATTCTCGTAGACAATATTCTCAATACACAAGGAGGCCGCGACTGAAGTCGCGGCCTTTTCGCTTAGAACTCTTCTTTAGAACTCTTCTTTAGTCTCTTTTTTGCTCATATTCCTTTCCTTGTCTCGTATTCAGCGATCAGCGCATCCCTGAACTCTTCGATTCCGATGTGATCGACAGCTTCTGTAGAGATGTCGGTGGAGATTCCTCGCCAGTAGACCTTGGCCCTAGGTGTTCCGTCAAGCTTGCTGTTGAACACTTCGACGGTAGCGCCTTCGAGGTCCAGCTCTTCTTCAAACTTCTTAGCTAATTCACGCAATTTCGGCATCTTATCCATATAAAGCCAATATAAATAAAACAGAACCTTTTCTAAACCCCTATAGTGGAGTTTTTATGAGACTTTCTGAATCACTGACTCAACTAGTCGATCTGGGCGTCCCGTTCCTCACTGAAGCTGAGGAGAAGGAAGCTGAGTACATCAGCGCACTGCGAAAAGCTGTCTTGAAGAAAGCTGAGGAAGAGAACTTCAGCCCGGATCTAGACCAGCTAGAGTCTGTCATGTTCGAGGCTTTCGACAGAGATATTCCGTTGGAAACTGCTAAAGAGAAAGTATGGCTAGCCGTCTACGTAGACAAGAATGCTGAACCGGAGGACGTAGAATGATCAGTGACTGGCTGTTAGAGCGTGATCTCACTCCAGAGCAGAGAGCTGCTAGAGCAGAGAGAAGAAAGCGCAGAAGAGAAGCTGCTAAGGAAGAAGACCGCAAGGTAGAGCGCAGCAGAGAGAAAGAGAACGACGTCGACGTCAAGTATGGAAACGACTCCTGGCTAGCGGATCAGTGGAAGAAGTTCAACGACGAGTACTTCGGCGGCAAGCTGAAGAGACCGAGAATCATAGAGTGGGACAGATCCAAGCACAGACTAGAAGCCGCAGATGGTGGAGAGCTCTGACCTCTGGAATGGGAAAGGACGGACATCACGGCTCTTGGGCTGCTAAGTGCGAAGAGCTCATGAGAAAAGACTCTCGTCTGAAGCTGTACAAGCACGGCAGCGCTAACGAGACTCCGATGACTAACTCGGAGATCAAGAAGGCTGTCAAAGCTTCTGCTGGCGCTCACGTCATCGTTCAGGAAGGCGCTGGAAGAAGACACTTCTACTATGTCACGGACGAGTGCTTCAAGAAGAAGCTGAAGGACATTCAAGATGGCACCACTGACGGTCTCTGGAAAGAGTACAAGTTCGATCCTGTGAAGCTCGCTGCTGAGATTCCTAAAGGTCCTATGAGCTACATAGGCAACACCTACTACAGCGGATCTTACTTCGACAACCTGTGCGAGAGGGGCATCATCAAGTCTTGGGACTATGAGACGCTAGGCGGTCACAAAGAACCTAGACGCAGAAGAAGCGCTGCAGAACGTCTGTTCGGCGGATGGCTCTAGTCCTCTGATTTTTCACTTTAACTTTCATTTCTTCTTCCTCTCGTTGAATATCTTTCCGACGATGGGAGCGTTCAACTCCATAGACCTAGCATTGTCATCGAGAAGCGGACACCTGTTAGGAATGTCGAACTCACATTCGAACTTCGCTTGCGTGACCTGCTTGTTCTTGTTGTGAGATGTCTTCTGGACTTCGTAGCTAGCGCGATTCAGGTTGAAGTTTCCTAAGCCACAGTACTGGCGCCAGCCTTTTCCAGCACGATCAGTCTCTACGAAGTAAGAACACTTCTCGCAGCCAGTTATGCATAGCTCTGACTTCACTTTAGCTTTCTGCTCTGCTAGATCCATCATCTACTCCTTTATGAGTTTCTTGATGAGATCGTTGATAGTCTTCTTGCCAGATTCTGTCTTTACCCTCTTGACGAGACGATTGACCTCCTTGACGAGCTCCTTGATCTGCTTGATAGCCTCTTTCTCTTCGGCTGAGTCTGCGTCATTTGCGCTAATCGTAGAGAAGTTCATGATGAGAGGATCACGTTCTATCTCTTTTTCCAGATTGTGAGTCATTGTGCAAGCCGACTTCAGCTCATAGTCACGAGTGATGAAGTAGTAGCGAGTCCAGCACTCGTTAGTTCCATCGAAGTCTGATTCTATCTTGTCTGGATAGGACTTGTGAATCATCTGGACGAGACCGTCGAAAGCTTTCTCGTAGGGTTTGTATTCGTCAGTTCCGTAGTCGGGAACGTTGACTGGACAACAATCCCAGTCTCTCTCATTGAACTCAACAGCGTCTTCTTCTGCATCAAAGATGTTGCCGACATGGTCCCACTCGCCATCAGTATCTCGATAGCAGTGTCCCAGAATGAGAAACTTGGAGTCTTTTGTTCCCAAGACTTCGAATGCCTTGTCGATGGCTTCAGTGAACTTGTTCTTCATTTTTACTCCTTTTGTTTATAAAATGGTGTGCAGCACACGCTCTTCATCTGACAGCTTCATCTTCAACAGCTTAGCGTTTATCCTTGCAGCTAGTAAGGACCTAGCTGAAGTGTCGTCCCAGTCGTTGCAGAGATCTGCGGGAAGCGCATCGAACGAATCTCCGTACCATGCAACTTCGAATCCTCTGCGCTTAGACTCTTGATAGATCTCTATATATCGCTTCTTCAGATATATGAGCTTGTCATAGAAGAACTTTACATGTCCCTTGCCGAGAGAAAATTCAGTCGGTATGCTGGACAGATCAGCCTTACCGGACTTGACGATGTTCGGAATGCGCTTTATCTCTCTATGCTCAGCTAGCAAGTGCTTGTCACACAGCTCTGAGGGATGTATACCAGCATTTACCCTAGTCATTGTTCTTAGTCCTCCTAAACAATATAAGAAAATCGAAATGTAATCTAAACCCTCATTTTGAGGAAAATCTTATGAAGACCATATGAATCGTTATAAATATCTTAAAAGCGGGATTATTTGCGCATGGCTAACGAGAAGTATCAGGTTCCTGGGACAGAGATCGAGCTCTACGACTACGCTAAGTGGGCTAGAACGACTATAGCTGACGGACGCTGGCTCCAGAGAAATACCGTGTTGCCCATATACGAGAATGAGCTGATTCTCGCTAGCGCCATCGTAGACTACACGTCAGACCAGACTGCACTGATAGCTAGAACTTCTGCGATCCTGCAGTCTGAGATCGACTTCATCTCGACTAGCGCAGAAGCTCTGAAGCAGTCGATACTCACAGCTTCGGGTTCGCTACAGACACAGATAGACGAGCACTACTCAGAGCTGATCACGTCTTCCGGTACGCTTCAGGGAGAGATAGACGGCTTTCTCGACACTGTAGCTTCGACATCTTCGTATCTCAGCTCAGAGATAAGCCAAGTCGACTATCTCTCTAGACAGCGAGACGACGCTATACAGACTGCTATGGTGTCTACTAGCTCTACGCTTCATCAAGAGATTCAGACAGTAGATGAGTCTTCTAGAGATCGAGACGACTGGCTGTATGAAGAGATACAGCGCACTTCTGCTATGGTAGAAGTCTCCGGAGGTCTATACGTAGACGTAGAAGCGGGAACTAAGGCAGACGGCACGATAAGCTACTCTGCAGATCTCGACAGAGACAAGATATTCTGCATAGAGCCGTCTGGCAGACACATATCGATCGACGAGGTTCCTGGTCACGGCGTCATGATATTCTCTGATCCGTCTAAGATTCTCTATGGCTCTGGAATGGGTCCGTACACGACAGAAGATCTGAGAATGACTCCAGAGAGCGGAGTCGGAACTAAGCTGTACGCGATAGACTCTAGCGCATCTCTCGGCATAGTGCCGAGCACTCCTGGAGGCGAGTACAGCGCTAAGGTGTTCGCCTCTGTGAGAGAAGGCGGCGAGGAAGTCATGCGCTGGATAGACACTAGCGCAATATCGACCGGAGGTGACGGAAAGACTTACACGAGCCCGTCTGGAACGATAATCGTCGACAACCACCAAGATACTCTAGAAGCGACTAACTACGCATTCGGCTACAGACACGAGATGGTCGATATAGGCGCTTTCGTGGAGTCTCTGACAGTTCCTTGGAGCCCGACAGCAGCGACCCAAGTCAGCTACTACACGACATACGGAAAGTACATCAAGGTCATAGCAGCTAACACTTCAGATCTGAGCTCAGAAGTGTACATGAACATCAGATTCTATGACTCGAGCTCACATCAGATAGGAGACATGGTCCACTTCGACAATAGGGATCTTCTCGGCAGCAGATATGTTCTAGTTCCAACAGGAACTGCGAGTCTAATGATAATTCCTGGCGCGTCGCAAGGATACTCGTATAACAGCAGCTACAGCATAGTCGGAGCCAACTACCAAGACGTGTACGCTATGAGAAAGCTCGCTTGGAAAGATGACTTAGACATGGCGTCATACGTGCCAGAGAGATACTCGTACTGGGCTCTCAACGACAGTAGAAGTACATCTACATCTGTAATACAGACTATCGAGCTTCCGACGAACATAGACGGCGCTTATCCTAAGGCAGTGATAGGATCAGCTCAGGTCAAGACGACTGACGGCATCGTATCATTCATACCGACTAGCGCAGACACTGGATCTAGCATACTTTCGATAAACTACTATCAGAACGAGAACTACTCTAACCTGATATCTGGATCCTTCCAAGTGCTAGACTTCAGATTCGAAGAAGAAGCTGGCGGAGATCTTCGATACATATCTATTAAGGGCATCAGCTCTACAAGCTATCCGATAGAAGTCAAAAACTTCAAAGCGATGTGCTGGTACTGATCTCTCTAAGCTAAGCGTACATCTTAGCGACATCGTCTAGACTGACCAAGTCAGTGTAGCTCAGACCATATTCGTTGAAGTAGTTCACGATGTTCGTATCGCCGTTCGACTTCATCTCATACAGAGCGTAAGATGCGGAGTATAGGTCATCCCCTATGAGAATCGCAGCCGACATGCTAGACGTGTCTGTGCTCTCGTCTATCGTCATAGACAGCTCTTCTGATCCGCTCGACGGGAGATCTAGTCTCGTCGATCCGACATATATGCCGTCTCTCTTGAAGCTCAGATCGGACAGAACTGTGTCTATAGACGTGTACTTGCTCTTGTCTATCTGTGAGCTGCCTCTCCAAGCTGTAATGAGATCATCCACTGTCGTCTTGAAGTACTTGAAGACGGGTATAGAAGTTCCGTCTCCCGTCCATACAGCCTTGGCTATTCCAGTGATGTGACCAGACAGATTCAGACAGTCGGTCGTAGGCTTCACGTTGCTCGGATTTACGAACAGTCTCAGTCCGTTCTCTAGCTTTCGTCCAAGATCAGACAGCTCGTCTATCTTTCCTTGGGCGTACGAAGTGCACATCTTCTCGTAGTCTGGTCGAATGATCCAGTCATTAGCCTTAGTGCAGTACAGCTTCATCTTGCTAGTGAATGACCGATAGAATGATCCTGCCGACTCTACCGAAGCGCACAGATCGGTCTCGTCGAGCACACAGCTGAACATCGCCTTGAGCTGATTCAGCAGCTCGAACACTCCCCAGCGCTTCAAGCTGTCGAGATAGTGTCTCAGCCACTTGTATATAGCGTCGACTTTTCTTCTCAGCCATCTCAGCCACTTGTTCACTTGCGCCAGAAAGTCTTGAAATAGTCCAGTGATAGCGCTCATCGTGAAGTCAAGAGAGACACCAGAGCATATCTGGATCTTGAACTGCTGAAAGTCTCGAGATATAGCGTCTAGCTCACGCTGCACTCGATCAGCTCTGTCTCCTTCAGATATGTCGAACAGATCTTTTACGGCCTTCGAGAATATCGAGTCTGGATTTAGGAGATAGTCTCTGAAGAACTCGCACTTGTACAAGTTCTGGCACATCTTCGTGTCAGAGAAGTCTCGAATCCACAGGGGTCCTATCGACTTCATCAGCGACGCTATCGATGATCGTATGACACGAATGACCGGATTCAGCAGCTCTCTGATCGACACTAGAGCGAGCTTGACGATGCCGTATATCGTGTCTAGAATCTTGTCCGCAGCTGCCTGGGTCACTTCTAGCGCCGTCTTGACAGTGACGAACGTCTGATATATGTACGTGCAGATGATAGTCGATACGTTCATGTCGTGAAACCTGTCGCTCTGCTAAAGCCTGGGATTTTTCTTGGCACTTCTCTATAAATATATATAGCTATGACTGACTACGCTTCAGAGTTTCAGAGACTGTTCAGTGACGGTGGAGGATGTCCTATCGAGAACTGGGACTGGACTAAGCCTATGCCCTTCGACGGAAGTGACTCTGGGTCCTGCTACTCAGATGAAGCAGCTCTCGTATCGTCGCTTACCGCAGAAGCTATCAACACGTACGGATTCGAAGTCGACTACTACATCAAGCAGATCTCTACTAAGCGAGATCGTCTGCTCGGAGAAGATCCTCTAGAGAACATCGTGAGACGATTCCGTCTGTCGGTCTACTCGGACAGCATTCCGTCGATGCAGAAGACGTACCAGATCCAAGGCATGCTCTACGACGAAGTCTTCGAAGTCCAGGCTGCTATAGCGCACTTCCAGGAAGCCAGCCAGTACGACTACGACCGCACGCAGGCGAAGTACCCAGCATATGAGCCAAAGATCGGAGATATCATGTGCTTTCAGTACAGTGGACGATACTTCGAGATAATCAGCGTGAAGTCCTTCAAGGAAGGCACAGCGTTTCTCGGCACGGCTATCACGTACACGTTCACGCTCAGAGCCTGGAAGAACGGTCACGAAGACGTGAACTTGACGGGTGAAGTCGATGACAAGATGCCTATCGAGGAGTTCACTTCTCTAGCAGAGACCTTCGACATCGAGAACAAGACGTCGGAAGTGTCATCGTCTGGAGACATTCTGTCAGTCAACGACTGGGTCGACACTTCGGCAGCCTCGCTCTTCAAGTACGAGCCTGTCGACGAGCCAGCGGAGATATCCAGGCAGAAGAGACCGCAAGATCCTTTTGATCCATTCGACGGATGGTGAACCTTTCAGAGAATTGGTATAAATAACTTAAGATAACTACAAAAGAGGTTAGATTCTATGAATTTTGCAGAATTTAGACAGAAAGTCAATGAAGATCAGGGTTTCTCTCCAGAAGTCTTCGAAGACGAGATCACTGGCGAGATCTCCGTTCCGGTCGAGACTACTCCAGCTCCCAGCTCAAAGTCTCAGATGGGTCAGCTCATCGAGAAGTACTTCAGCAAAGGTCAGGGCGACGCTATCAAGTCTCTCGACGGCTTCGGCAACGACCTCGTCAACGAGCTGTCTGACTACATCAATGACGCATGGATCGTTCCGGAAGACTTCGTCGGCCGAGACGACGCTCTAGCTCAGTTCAAGAAGAAGGTCAAGGACATCACAGACGCTCGCGTCAACAAGATCGGAAACGCTATCCACGACCTCGGAGTCCAGCTCCAGAACGCTAAGAACCTCGCTAAGTAAGCAGTCCGAGACACAGGAGTCGTCAGAATGGGCGGAGACAACGCTAGAGACTATCCAGGAGAGCCGATGTGCCCTCCTAACGCCGTATGGCCTTCGCCTTGCGGTCCATGGGCTCCAGGTCCATGGAATCCTTGCTGGAACGACACCGAGCCAGTGATTCCGGTCATTCCTGGACATGGATGCTGCAGCGGAGACTCTTGGGCTGTTCCAGTCACTTCGGGCGACATAGACCGCTGGGATCAGACTTGGAGCGCTGTCTCTGAGAACTCAGCAGCATGGAGCAGCACGTCAGCGGACGACTCTTGGAAGTCCTCGGCTGCTGGATGGTCCTCGACTTGGGAGACAGTCTCGTCACAGTCTGCAGCGTGGAGCTCAGCGTTCGCGTTCACCTCTAGCTTCGACTCAGCATCAGTAGAGTCTGTCGAGCGCATCGTGTCAGACTCTAGCAGCTTCTTGGCAGAGCACTCAGCTGCTCCAGGAATCTGGACAAATGAGCAGTACATAACCGGTGCTGGCACCGAGAGTGATCCTCTAGACGTCTCAGACCGAGTCAAGAGCGACCTGACTGACCTCAACAGTCTCATATCTGATCTGTACGTCGACGCGACTATCGATCCGTTGAAGCGCAGATGGATGTCTGAAGCTAGCCTAGACGAGATATACGCTTGGCTAGAAGATCACGACAAGCTGTTCTGGGAAGTCAAGCCTGGAATCGAAGGTCCAGACGGATCTAGACCAGATGGCGTGTTCGATCAGCTAGAGAAGCTCTGGGGACTGTACGGATCTTCTCAAGACCTGTGGAAGTTCATATCTGAAGCTTCCGGAGCATGGCAGAGCGGATCTCACGAGACTTGGGAGCTCGCTCAGAGCATGTCAGTCGACAACGCTAGCGCCTTCAATGACCCAGACACCGTGTACTACAGCTGCTATAGCGAGTAGCGAGAGAAGAATAAAGACGCACTTTTTAGGAGAAATCGAGATATGAAGAGCTACAAAAAGCTAGAAGACTTCCTCATCAGCGAGTCGACAGTCTTCGAGAAGGAAGAAGACACGTGCCCACTCTTCTACGTCTGGGCCGTGCTGAAGAGCGCTAACGGAAAGACCGACGAAGAGATCAAGAAGGATCAAGATCTGAAGGCTCTGTTCAAGAAGATCAGAAAGTTCTGCGACGAGAACTCTAAGGCCGTGAAGAAGCTGAAGGGACAGTTCTCTCCTGGAGATCTGGAGTTGTCCTTCAAGGGTCAGGAGCCAGAAGCTCAGAAGAGATCCGTCGAGTATACGCTAGACGCTATGCTGAGCGTCATGTCGAGAGACATCAAGAGCTTCAGCGAGTGGAAGGATCTCAGCGACGCCTTCAAGGCTCTCAGAGAATCAGAAGAGATGAAGACTGTGATCGGCGCTATCTGAGTCTGACCGAGTCTGATACTAATCTTCTATAAATAACAAAAAAGAACACTAGAAGGGTTACAAATCATGGCTATCAAGAACAAGAAGAAGCTTCTAGAAGAGGATTTTCTCTCTGATCAGGAGACTAAGCCGCTGACCGCAGATCAGGTCGCTGGCGCTCCAGAGACTACAGACGGGGACGACGACTTCGCTGATCTGCTAGGAAACGGCACTGAGCCAGTGAAGGCTGAGCCTACTTCTGGATCCAGCGAAGAGAGCACTCCAGCATCCGAGGAAGCAGCTGATCTCAAAGACGTGATCAATGAGCTGTCTGCTTCTGTTCGTGAGCTCAAGGACACTGTCGTCAACATGAAGGCTGCTCAAGCTCCAGAAGCTGAGTCCGAGCCGAAAGAAGACGGCGCTACTCCAGACGCTCCTCCTAACGTCGATCTAGACGCTGCTCCTGCAGCTGAAGAGACACCAGCAGCAGCTCCGGAAGCTCCAGCTGAGCCTAACACTGAGGACAAGCCAGCTTCCGAAGAAGCTCAAGCCGAGGAAGAAGAGACTCAGGACGAGACTGCTCCAGGCGACGAGACTAAGTCTGAAGCCTACAGACTGAACAAGAAGTCTGGAAAGCTCCTGAACAGCAACTCTGGCTCTATCATCGGCATCGTCGAGTCTGGAAAGCTCTACAAGCTGGACGAGATGCTCATGACCGTCGTGAAGTCTAAGGTTCGTCAGAAGATCGAAGAGGCCAAGAAGGCTCTCAAGGCTGAGCTTCTCGGAGAAGAAGTGAAAGCAGCTGAGCCTTCTCGAGAAGACTGCGGCAACGAGAAGCAGATCGAAGAGAAGAAGGAGCAGAGCTTCCTCGACATGATCAAGTCCGCTAAGGCTTGCAAGGACGACGACAAGTCCTGCTGCGCCGAAGAAGACAAGAAAGACGACGAAGACAAGAAGTCTGACGAGAAGAAGGAAGACTAAGTGCTCAACGAGACACAGATGGGAGCTCTGAGAGTTCTCGAGGCTCTACAGGACGAGGAGGTCGCCTACACGGTCAACCTGTCAAATCCTGTATGTCCGTGCTGCGGCGCTAAGCTCATCATCCAGGACGACACTGCTCCTGGCCAGAACGCTGAGCTGAGCACTGAGCAGATGGAAGAGAGCTATCGAATGGACGAGCAGTACGCAGATCCGTCTGTGATCATTCCGCTCGTGAGAGAAGTCGCTTCAGAGATCGTAGACGGCTGGACAGAGTACTGCTCAGAGAGCCGCATGGACGAGCGACAGATTCGAGAGTCTCTGTGCTATCCCAGAGATCCAGAGCTCTTGGACACGATCACTCGCAAAGCGAAAGAGCTCAAGTCTATGTTCGCTAGCGCTTACGGTCTAATCGTAAACGAGAAGATTCTCGTTCAAGACATCAGAGACGCTATCAGACGAATCGTAACGGGCGGTCGAAGGTCCTGATAGACAAAGAGAGTATAAATAACAAGATCTTAAAACAAAAGAGGTTAACCAGATGAAAGACTCTAAAATCACACAAGAACAGCTTGACGAAGCTATCAAGGTTGCAGAGGCTCACGGCTACAAGGTGGTCGACGAGTCTACTGAAGAGACTAAGGACAAGAAGGCTCTGATCAAGGAAGCCATCGAAGTCGCTAAGGCTCACGGCTACAAAGTCGTGAAGGAAGACGAGGAAGAGGTCACTGCGGTCGCAGCTGCTGAAGAGACAGCTCCTGAGACAGAAGAGACAGCTCCGGGTCAGACCGAAGACGAAGACGAAGGCGAGATCTTCACCATTCAGGTCACTAAGAAAGAGCTCGACGCGATCAAGGCTATTCTCGACAAGGTCGAATACGAAGACGACGGTTCCGCTGACGCTGAAGCTGCTGCCGCAGTCGTGAGCGCTATGGACGACGACAACGTCTACGGCTCGATGGACTAGAGATAGCTCCGAAGAGAGAATATAACAATCGCTTGAAGGTCTGGATTCTCCTGGACCTTCAATTTTTTTTGCATAGAGACTGTGATAGGTCTCTCTATAAATAACAAAAATCAAGAACACGCAGGGATCAAGCTATGAAGAGTTTCATGGACTTCAGACAGAAGAGGATAGACGAAGCTGAGCCTGAATCTGCTCAGCAGCAGACAGCGCAGCCGTCTCCTCAAGCTGAGACTTCAGCACAGAAGATAGATAACGAGAATCCTCCAGACTCTGGAGATCCTAAGACACCACGGCAGGCGCTCGCAGAGAAGATCAAGCCACAAGCAGACTCTGCGATCTCTGTCATCGAAGGAATCAACCAGGCATTCCAGAACAGCTGCGCAGGGCTCACGAAGTACGACGCTATGGGGTCTCAGATCAAGAACTTCGAGAAGCAGATCCGTGGAGCGTGCCAGCAGACGATGAGCATCGTAGAGCAAGAGAAGTTCGACTGGCACAACTGGGACAACTGCTCTCCAAAGTCCTTCAAGGTCATCACTATGTACGACGACAGAGATCAGGACGTCGTCAAGCTGTGCGCCGCTATAGTGGTCTTCTACAACAGTCTCCTAGGGAAGAACTAGACGAGGAGTTTCAAGATGAGTTACTTAGTCGAGCAGCTTCTTCTGGAGCAGCCTCACGTCTTTCTAGACATGGACGACGATCGAGAAGACGGATTCTGGGACTTCTGCGCTGAAGACAAGCCGAAGTCTTGGGTGATCCAGCTGGTCGAGCTATACGCGTTCAAGAAGCTAGAGACTATAAACAAGAGGAAGAACAAGAGAGAAGAGATGCTCTTGAACGACGATGAGATTTCCGGATTCACAGAGAATCTCTTGAATGATCCGTTCTTCCAGATTCAAGCTAGAGAGTGCATCAAGATGATGAAGCGAGAAGGCAAGGACAGGTCGCTGCACATGCTGCAGAAGTATCTTCCAGTAGCGCTTCAGAAGAAGATAGGACTGATGGAGAACTGAGATCATGGGAATGAGATGCAGAAAGCCTTTCGCTAAGCCAGCTCAGAGCGCAGCAGAAGAGATGAGACAAGAGGCTCAGGTCGTCATCGAAGAGCCGAAGATCTCTGAGAGACGCAGACGCGGATCTCGCATAGAAGAGAACACTGCTGAACGCAGCGAAGACTCGTAAAATATATCCTGAGATCACTGAGAGACGACGTGTCTCTCGTGAAGCTCTCTGAACGCTTGATAGACCGTTGACTTGTTCTTGATGTCTGGACTGTCGTCTATGTACTTCTTCGCTAGAGACAGAATCGTTATCTTCGACACGTCGATCTTCTCAGCAGAGTCACTCATCGAGTCAGACCTTCTATGGTACACTGGATTGACCGGATAAGCTGGTCCGTAGCTCTCTATCTTGTCGAGATAGTCTGTGACTTTGGTCATGTACTTCGAGTCTTCCCAAGAGATCTCGACGTCGATTATGTTTCCTTGGATGAACGTTTCGGGACTCTCTGGCATCTCTGGATATCTGAGCTTCTTGTACTCGATGCAGTGCTCGTTCTTCACGAACTCGAGATCTTCTGTGTCTGTGTCAAGAATGTAGAAGCCCTTCTCTTCGACCTCAGAGCGACTGAGCTGATACGGAGATCCTAGATATGTCAGTCTACAGTCACCCTGTGTAGTTTCAGAGTGAATGTGATAGTGGCCCGTATAGATTTGCTTCCAGTGCTTGAATAGCTCAGCTTTGTCGAATCCTTGCTCGGCACGGTTGTTGAAGATGTCCATCTTTGCGCCGATGACGTCAAGATGTCCGAACATGCGAGTTATGCCACAGCCAATATCGAATTCCTTTTCGACGTAGTTGCGGAACTCTTCATAGTCCGTCACCCAAGGCACTACGACAGTGTCGTGGTCATTTCCGCCGTCTTCGTGACAACGCTTATGGTCTAGGCGCATTCTCAACGGCTTGTCGATGATGTTCACGTTCTTGATGCGGTCCAGGACGACCATCGAGCTCACGTCGACAGAGTTCTTGTAGTACAGGTCGTGATTTCCGAGAATGATGTACCAGATCACTTCCCCTTCGTGGCTCTTGAAGAATTCAATCACGCGATTGACCGTCAAAACGTTTACGGCGTGCCTAGAGTCGAACAAGTCACCCAATACGAATATCTTCTCGATGCCTCGGTCTCTGCAGTTCTCGACCATCTGCTCCATGAAGTCGAACTGAGAATCTTGGAATCTCTTGTCGTCTGAGTGAGCTCCGAAGTGAAGGTCAGCTACTAAAGCTACTCTGCTCATATCTCTCTATCCTCTCGCTATCGCGCTGAAGCATCCTCTCTTCTGGACTCTCAGCGTCTCGAACTTGTACTGTATCTGGCTAAAATTTAGATCATTTAGCTTGTGAGAAATTAAGTACACGCCGAGACTTCCGTCTCCTTTGAGCATACCGACTAACTCCTTCATGAAGTCAGTGATTCCTTCGCTGTCTATGCCAGTGTCGAAGATCTCGTCGATGAACAGAATCGAGCTAGACCAGTTGCTGAGCTGCTTCGCTATGTCGTAGAACGTGAGTAGCATAGCGACATTTACGCGTGTCTTCTCTCCATTCGACAGTCCGTTGTACTCCATCTCGAACGCTCCACGCATGATAGTGTACTCAAGCATGTCGTCGAACGTGACTTCTAAGCTCAGTCCGAACTTCTTGATGTACTCATTTATCTTGATGTTCAGAATCGGAACTATCTCTTCGAAGAAGTACCTCTTTATTCCGCTATCTGACAGAATAGAGACTAGATCTGTGTCTATCGCTATCTTCTCGCTCAGCTCGTCTATCTCCTTAGTCGACTGCGCTATCTGCTCCTTGTACTCAGACAGCTTAGATTCTTGAGAAGACGTGTCGAAGTCGTTGACTTCTGCTCGGATAGACTCGATCTGCTTCGTGTCGTACTCTACTCCTCTCTCGAGCGTCTCGATAGTGGTCTTCTCTTGCGCCATCCTAGCATTCACGCGGTCATATAGAGCTTTAGCATCTCTGCGACTAGACAGCTCCTTCTGATCTATCTTCTGAGCCTCTCGAAGCTCTTCTAGATTCTTCTGTCTATTCCTCTGTTCGCTCTCTATGGAGTCGAAGTATGTCTTGGCGTGCTCTGAGCACAGATCCGTTCCGCATATATGACAAACTGCCTGGTCCCTGTGCGCTAGCGACTCTGATATGTCAGATAGCCTCGAGTCGTTGCGGCTGATCTCGTCTCTTCTGCTCTCTATCCTCTGCTCGATCTCTTCAGTTCCGCCAGTCTTGCTCTCTAGCTCTTCTAGCTTCGCTTCGCACTTCGATATGTTGCTCTCGTGAAGCGCTATGTCGTCCTTCTGTGAGACTATGTGTGCGTATATCTTGTCTATTCTCGCACGCTGGCTGGCTTCGAACTTCTCAGACTTGACCTTCATCTCTCTTATGAATGTCTCTATCTCTTGTACGCATCTCTCTAGACCAGATCGAGTCGACGTCATCGTCTTGACGGTTATCGAGTCGCTAGCTCTTCTCGTCTTGACTTCGTCTAGCATGTCGGCTATCTCGGTCAGACCGAATATCGTCTCTAGAAGCTCTCGACGGTCAGACAGAGGCATATTGAAGAATGGAACATTAGAGATCGCTCCTATGCACATGACGTTCTTGAACAAGAGATACTTCACCCCTAGAAGCTTATCTATCTCTTGCTGATTGAGTCTCTTAGAGCTCAGCGCCTCGACCTTCTCTCCGTTCTTAGTCAGCTCGAACTTCGACGGTCCTAGTCCTCTCAGCATGCTGTATCGGTCTCTTCCGATGTCGAACTCGATCTGCACCTCTAAGTGCTTCTTGTTGATGTAGTTGATCAAGCTCTTCATCTTTATGTCACGATAGGGCTTCCCGAACAGTACGAACGAGATCGCGTCCACGATCGCTGACTTTCCTGACCCGTTCTGTGCGCTCACGATGTTGAGCTTGTCGTTGAACTCTAGCTCTGTCCATCCGTTTCCGTATGACAGAAAGTTCTTGAACTTTAGCTTCTTGAACTGTATGTGCATCAGTCTAAATATAGCAAAACTGATAAAATTCACCGTTTCGAGCGGAAAAGTGTTTACGAATTCTCTGCATTTTCTTATATTTAACGTGTAGAACTCAACAAGCGAGGGTATCATGGACCTCAAAACTAAAAAACCGCTCTTAGAGCGCATAAGAGAGCAAGAAAGGCCGAAAACTGCTCCTAGACTCGACGAGAAGCGCATAGACGAGGGAACATTCACTCGTAGTGATTTCTTCAACTGGATAGACAGCCTGGAGGCATAATGGCTGAATTGCAAGTGTATCGAGACCCGAAAGAAGGTGGTCCAGCATACCGTGAATTTTACCTAAAAGAAGACGTAGATAAGCTCATAGAAGATCTGAAGGCAGGACACTACGCAGAGTCATGCAAGGACGGCGCTGAGATCCACCGCCTGCGTCGATGCATCATAAAGATGACGAAGAGATGGCTTCGGGCGAAAGATCATATGTATAGCAGGTTAGACGATGTCCACGGACTCGACGATGTCGATGTCGAAGAATGGGATAAAGTATCTGACCTTGATGACAGACTCGACAAAGTACTGGAGAAGTGGAAATAATATGCAGAGAGAAGATTTCTTGAAGTTTCAAGAGATGGCGCTGGAAGACACAGATATGCCAGAGAATCCGGACGACATTCTAGAGAAGAACATGCAGATTCCAGGCATGAAGCAGAAGTACATCGACGCATACCGCAAGCAGGTCGCCGTCGTCGCTACTCTAGAGACGAAGCTCGAAGAAGCTATCGCTAAGGCGAAGAACAAGCTCAAGGACGGCGGATACGCTTACACGGCCAAAGAAGCTACTGAGCAGACTGCGCTAGACGACGAAGTCGCGAAGATAAGCCGAGCGCTGATAGAGCAGCGGTACTACATGGGCTGGCTGGAAGACACAGCAGCAAACATCACTTCGCTCTCTTTCACTATCAAGAACTGGCTGAAGTGGAAAGAGATCATATCCACAAACTTCTAAGGAGGACCAGATGGAGTACGACTACAATCAGTACGTGTGGCACGCGATCCAGCGCACAAAGGAGCACGATCCTGAGTACTTCAAGAAGTGCCTAGAGCAGAGACTGTGCAACGGAAAAGGCAGCGTAACTGAGTTCACTTCTGTCAAAGATCTCGAGTACGCTCTCATGCACCACTCATGGTACAAGTATGATCATCCCGCTGTCGCTGACGGGTGCCGAGCTTTCATCTGTCGCGGGATTCGTGGCTTCCTTGGAATGGTTCCGCTAGTTGAAGTCAATCCCTCGCTCAAGTGCACGCTGATGGACGTCAAAGGTACTGGTACACTTTCACTCGTTTTGACAGATCCACGCGCACAGATTAAGCGTTGGCCCGTATCTCATAGCGTAATAATTATAGGAGACGACGGATATGGCGCTTGCATGTTCACGTTCCATCCAGGAGATCCTCTGCCTCCGAGCACTCTAGCATCAGATGGAAGCAACGAGCTCGGACTCAAAGAGGGCGACAAGCTCACTGTCGGTGAAGCGATAGCGAAGGGATTCGTACACGCGAAAATCCAAGGAGCAAACAATGAGTAGGAAATACACGATCTAAGAAGATGACTAAGCCTTCACGTTAGTGTTTCCGCCGTTGGTAGGAGCTCCAGTGACGAAGCACTCCGGATGAGCGCACACTAGTGTCTTCAGATTGTTCTTTCCGAGATTCACGTCTCCGAGCACTGAGTCTATGTACACGTTTCTCTTTGCGTTGATTGTGATGTCGTCATTTGCCTCTAGATTGAGCTTCCCTTCGACCTTCACTTCCATAGATGCTGGCTCTGGCTGGTCTATCTTCTTAGACATGCTCTGCTCTACGAGAATGCTTCCGTTAGGATCTATCTGAATCTTCAGTCCAGAGCGGTGCGTGATCTTCATCGTTCCGCTGCTGCGGTTCAGAGTGACTCCTTCACCCTCGTCTGTCTGCATCAGAACCATCGTGTTCGGATAGTCGCTCACTACGTCGTTCAAGATAGAGTTTCCTACGCCTACAGCTGACGAGAATGCTTTATCTGCTAGGTCAACAGGACTGTCGCTAGACACTATTCCGTCATAGATCGGCTTGTACGGATCTCCGTTCTCGAAGTATCCTCGAACGACTGCGTCTACTGGAGGAACAACCAAATTAGCTGTGCTAGAGCCGACATACGACTTCTCCGGAAGAGCCCAAGGAAGAGCTTGTTCCGGAACATCGTCATAGTGTCCGAATATCTTGACCTTCACGCGTCCCATCATGAGAGGGTCATTCACCTGGACGACCTTTCCAGTCCATCGGTCCATGAGCTTCTTAGGCTCTGGACTGATCGCGTCGAGTCCCATTACTCCGTCGTCTATTACGTTAGAGTATCTTCTCGCTAGCTCTTCTTGCTCTTCTGTCATCTCAGTCCTCCAGGTCTCTTCCCTCTAGAATTCTTGAGGCTCTCAGCCTCTTTCTCTGCTAGATCGTTGACTACCGCTATCGTAAGCTCTACTTCGTTGTATGGCATGTCATCCGAGATAGTCAGTCCGCAGAACTTGCTGACTTGAACCGCATTTCGAATCAGCGTCGTAGTCTTGACCCTGTTGAAGAGAGCTCCGTCTGACAGATCAATGCCTACCCTCAGCTGCTCGAAGCATCCTGTGCACTTCAGGTCGGCGAATCCCATGACCCCGCAGCGAGCATCCTCCGCGACATGAAGAAGCTTAGAGAACTCGTCGGCTGGAAGTCTCAGAATCTCTCCTTCTAGATCTCCGCTAGCGATAGTGAACTTCTTGTCGAAGTCAGTCCAGTTCAGAATCGTCTCTGCGTCTCGGTCCTCTGCTCTGATCCACGGATCAGACATGCGCTTGTATACCCCGTGAATCGTCTTGTCTCTGACAACAGCGCTTCCAAGCTTGCTCTGAGTGATCGGCTTGACCTTCAGATCGCTCATCTGCAGCTGCTGGATCACTCGATGAGAGCAGTACGGACAGTCGAACTCGGTCTGGTATGAGTTAGACAGCTGGAACGTGTTAGAGCGGAGATAGAAGACTAGCGTGAGTCGGTCCATGCGCAGAATGTCTTCGAAGCGCAAGTCGCTCAGTCTGAGACATCTGCGAAGAACTTCGTCGACCATCTCGGAAGCGTTGTCGTCGTTCATGGCGGCCATGTACTTCAGATCACGAACAGTCAGACATCGGAACTCTATCTTAGCTCCCTTGGGGTACTTCGCACCTCGACTCGGCAGCTTCTCTAGCGGTATCTTCCAGTAGTTAGGCTCAGACATAGTTCTTCCGATATATAAGATATATATGGCAAAAGAGAGCAGCTGGACAGACCATGGGTATTCCCCAGAAGAGCACGGGTGGTGGAGAGCTACCCTAGACGGAAGATCCGACTTCGGATATCCTGCAGGATTCTACTATGCGGACACAGTCAGAGCGATAATGACATCGTTCGCTAGATTCTTCAATGACGTATGCGTAGTCAGATTCGATGAGAGAGGATTTCCTAGAAAGACGATTCACGTTCCTCTGAAGTTCGGACCTAGAGCCAAGTCGCACGACTTCCGTGTCGAGCAAGAGTCTGGTCAGCCGTATGTGATACCTCTTCCTAACATGTACTACAAGATCACGTCTTTCCAGTATGACAGCACTCGATCGGCTTCATCTAAGGCTATCCGGACGTTCTACGAAGAATACATGATGAGCAAAGGCATCGAAGAGTCTCAGACCCAGCTCTTGTGGCAAGACACTCAGCCAGTTCCATACAACATAGGAGTAGAGCTGACAGCTAAGGCTGAAAAGTTCTCTGACATTCTCCAGATCGTAGAGCAGATCTCATCGAGATTCGATCCAGACGCGTTCCTGTACATAAAAGAGTTCTGGTTCATGAACATACGCAGAGACATCAAGATGAAGCTAGACACGGTCTCGCTCGACTACCAGGACGACTTCGGAGAGCAGGACAAGCGAGAGCTAGAAGCGAAGTTCAACTTCACTATCGAGGGTCAAGTCTACACGAAGATCGAGCACGGATCTATCATAGACCAGATCGTAGTCAAGCTGAGCCCCGCTATAGCAGTCTGGAAGGACCAGACGATCGAGATCACAGTCTCTGGAGCTCCAGACGAGAAGAAGTTCTACATCGGAACAGATTCTCCGAACTGGCTAGTCGAGAGCAGCGCAGTCAAGCAGATAGGGATGGTAGAGCCAGACGTAGGTCTGTTCGAGCCAGCTGACGGATTCTCCGACAAGTTCTTCAAAGTCGATCGTCTGTCCGAGTCCGACCCGCAGCTGTGGAAGTTCACTTCATCTTTCCCTTCAGAAGTCGCAGATCCTTACAGATCAGTCATAGGAACTTCCGGCAACTATCTTCCGGAGTCTGGATCGTATGACGAAGAGACTAGAACGTGGCAGGGCAGCATGACCGAGCGATACGACTTCGAGTCGCTAGCGAAGTCTGGAGAATACTCCTCCTCTGGAAGACTAGACTATCTCAACAGCGCTAATCAGAAGGTCGATACTCACTGGTTCAGCACTCATGAGATAGAAGATGCTCAATAGTGACGCATAGAAGACGTTTTAAGACGCTTTGGATATTCAGCCGTGTATACCCTTAGCGATACGTTATAGGGCTTTAAAACGTCTCTAAATCGCTCGTACGATCCTATATGAATGAAATTAGGTTCTATAAATAACTCGTATAAGAGGAATAGCAGACGATGGAAGACCAGGACAGAAGGCTCAGAGAGATCAAAGGAGAGATCGTCAAGGTCGGCGAAGTTCTGCTGTGGGCTGAAGACGAGATCAAGCGCTCTATCTCAGAAGACAGTCACGACAGACAGATAGAGCTGTATCTCGGATCTATCCTAGACATAGACAAGTCAGTCCAGACGACGCTTCTGACCATCTCTACGGACGTGAGATCCCTCGTCTCGACAGCGCAAGAAGAGCTGAGAGCATTCTCTGCGAGTCAGGCAGTCACGGTAGATCTCATCCGTAGCTCTGTGGACGAGACAGCTTCGAGAATAGAGACTGCAGTCACACGCGTCAGCGAGCCCTCTCTGTCTCCAGCAGCTCAAGCCGCAGCCGCGATCCAGCATCCATCCACGACTGGTCTAAGCGCAGAGAACGACAAGAAGCTAGGTCTAGTGCTAGACAGCGCTGCGGGATTCTTAGAGTCTTGGAGCGATCCAGTCATGGTCGGATCTGCTCTAGCGATACCCGTCGTGGGCGGAATCGCTGCTCTTCTCGGAGGAGCTTACCTCATCATCGGAAAGCTTCTCGATCCGGTCATTCACGCTATCGACGGAATATCTGGAGCTATATCGTCATGGTCTCCTTCCGGAGGAACGAAGGCGACTAAGGTCGAGCACGGCGAAGAAGTCGCTAGAGCGCTGTCGGCTTCAGTCGACATGATAGCGCCTCCGCTGACTAGCATGGACGCTACTCTCGTCGCTATAGCAGGAAAGATGGACGGAATCTCCGAGCAAATCACTGCTCGCGCCGGAAGTCAGTCTGCGATAGATCTTACCCCTATCGCTGAGACTATCGAGTCAGCTATCGCGAGAGGATTCTCTATGATCAGCGTTCCTAGCCCCGTAGTCACTCCTGTTCAAGGAGCTAGACCGGCGCAAGCTGTGTCTCCGTTCCGACCAGACGCAGAGGACAAGATCTTAGAGCTTCTCAGCGCTCCGATAAGAGTCGCTGTAGTGTCATCAGTCCAGGACTCTTCTAGTCCTAGAGAAGACACTGCTACTGTCTTCGCTGCTGCCGTTCGACCGCTAGTCGCGGGTCAAGCTGAGCTCACCAAGACTCTCGACAGCAGCATGAGAAGACTGTCTGAAGCCGTCGCTAGCTTGAGAGAAGCTCCACAGCCAGGAGCGCAGAACAGAACTTCTAGAGTGAACGACACGGTCAACACTACTCTGTCAGAGACTTCAGAGACGCTGATACTGACAGAGACTAAGCTGATCAGAGAAGCTCTGACTGGATTCCGAGAAGACTTCACTGCATTCAGAGCGCTGTGGGCAGAGAGAGGATCAAGAAGATCGAGAGAAGAGTCTGTAGAGCCTACAGAGCTGTCGGGAGACTGATAGATGGCAGACGTCATACAGATATGGGGCGGAAGAGCCAGACAGGGAAGCATCACGCTGATGCCGTTCTCTGACAGCGCAGTAGCAGCTGGAATCACTCCTCTGACGGCTTACATAGCAGAGTTTCCTCAGATAAGCTACAGCACGGACTGGGGTGACTGGGACAACAGCAACGCTGCATTCGTCACGTCGACTATGCGGACTCTAGCTGGCGACACTGAGTCTAGCGGAGGTCCTAAAGCTATGAAGGCTATCAGAACTCCTTACGGCAAAGTCGTTCAAGCGCTGGGCGGAGACTTGTACAGACCTCCTATCATGACTGACAAGTGGACGCAGCTAGTAGCTCAGATTCCTGCTGACGCTTATATGAGCCTCAGTCTGAAGCTTCACGCGTTTCCAGTCACTCCACAAGGAAGCTCTACGCACGTCGACGGTCTCAGATATGACACAGAGAATCCGATAAGCTCTGCGATGAAGATCTCAGGCGTCAAGACTAGCAGCATGTGGGACTGGATATCGCTAGGAAAGACTGCGATGATGCCAGACAAGTTCAGCAGCTTGAGAGTAGTAGAGAATCTGCAGGCTGTCAAGAACAATCTGACTAGCTCTAATGGAAAGATGATGCTGCAGGGCGCGAGCAAGATAGCTCACGTCGTAGACGTAGTGTCCGGAGACGTGAACGCTCTGCCTAGAGCTCTAGAAGGAGTCAGCGACATTCTGACTGGCGCGACTGGGGCGAGAAGCCGCATAGGAATGACCTTCGGCTTCAAGATCAGAGACACTGACCAGAACAGCGTGTTGGACACGGACAAGCCTAGAGTTCCAGTAGACTTCTTCATAGAGAGCCTGAGCTTCAGGTTCTCGCCTCACGTCGTTCAGCTGACGTCAGATCGAGATGGAAAGAGAGTCGGAGCCGTTCCAGAGCACTGCGAGATAGATCTGAAGCTCAGCAGCGCTACTAAGCTGTCGACTGATCAAGTCGTAGAGATGTGCAGCTACGCTGCGAGATGACGAAGGAGCTCTAGAAGAATGGCAGAAGAGACTAAGAAGACTGACAACTTCGACGAAGTCAATCTCTCGAAGACACAGCTGTCTATGTACAAAGGATTCTCTGAAGATCTGTACGGAAACAACTGGTTCGTGCTAACGACTAACGAAGGAGGAGCGTCGACTTCGATATGCGGAGTTCTCGACAGCGTACCCGAGCTGAGCTTCAGCACGAAGCTCTCAGACGGACCGCAGAAGACTCTGACAGACGTAGCGCAGAAATTTCTAACAGAACGAGACACTCCGATAGCCGCAGTCGGCGCTGCAGTCGGCGCTAACTTCAACGTTCAGCTAGCTGGAGACTTCACGAAGAAGATCGCTACCGGAATGTCGTTCCAAGAGAGAGGCTTCGACTTGTCATTCGACGTATGGAAGAGACCTGAAGAGATCTTCGACAGGTCTTGTCTTCCGTCTAGCATGAAGGATGTCATATCTTATCTGACCAAGTACGCTACTGTCAAGACTGAAGCTGATCTGTCTGCGCTATCCTCGACTGTAGTCAATCAGGCTTTAGCGGGTATAGGAAGTCTCATACCGATAGCTAAAGACGTCATATTCTCGGGAGCAGAGAGTCTATACGGAAAAGACTGGAAGAGCGGATCAGCAGACTTCAGTCAAGTGACTAGCGGAGGATTCTTCGAGGCTGCTGAGAAGTTCATCGACGTAGTAGCCACAGAAGCCGACCAGACGTTCGTTCGAGGATGGAGCGACAAGCAGAGAATCACCATAGGCCGAGACAAGTTCAACGAGTCGCTTCACAGGCTAGACGTTCTCAGAGCTGGAGTTCTAGACTCTTATGTCATCGTGGGGATAGAGTCTTGGGACTACAAGATAGACCAGAGCTCTCTAGGCGAGTGCATGAAGGTCAACTTGAAGTGCAAGCTCGACCAGAGAATGACGAGAGACAGACTTCGTCTATACTCAGATACTGGAAGATTCTGATCCTTTATGCTTCTCACGGAACGCTGCAGCGCTGTTCTGAATCCACTCTCTGACGAACTCTTCTCCTGGGTCTGAGCCCTGACGCTCTCCCTGAAGCCACTTCTGCAGCTCGATCTCCTTCACCTGAAGCCGCATGAACTCCTTGTGGTCCATCTTCCCAGCCCTCCTCTATGCGCGTGTACGATTATCGCTTAGGCGACTTGTCGTTCTCGGAGTTGACGTCTGGAAACTTCTTGTCGTAGTGCTTCAGACCTGCAGTCCTCTTGCGGACCTTCATGCTCATCTGCTGCTTCTTGACTCTCTCGGTCTCCCTAGCATCAGCCTTCTTCTGGCCGACACGACGTCCTTTCTCTCGATTGCGGATCTCTTCAGCAGTCATTCTGACTTCGTGAGGATTTCCATTCTTATCATATTCGATGCGGTGCGTCCCAGGCTGAGTAGTCTTCCACTTCTGGACTACCTTTCCGTCTCGAACCATTCGCTTTCTCTTCATTGCCTCAGTGAGCATGCCCTCGGACTCGATAAACTCTAGAAAACTCAGACCTTCTGCCATGTATTATTTATTCGATCCACGAATCAAAGATAAATAGCTTATAAAGGCTAACTACTCTCAATGATACAGCAGTTCAAGTACAAGAACCTACACCAGCAGACGTTAGGAGCAAGAACTGAGCTCGATCCAGAGCTCGTCAAGCTTCCGCCAGGCGACGGCAGTCTGATGGACAAGAGAGAAGAGCTCAGACAGCAGTACGGATGGCAGAGTCCTTACGAGTACTACTACGAGTCCGGAACAGACTCTCCTGAATCTCTCAGTCCGACGATGACTACCTTAGAAGACATCGAAGGATATGGAAAAGATCTGAGCAGTGAAGCTATAATGAGAGCGGACAAGAGCTCTATCCCGAACTACTTCTGGTGCGAGACTCTGTCGAACTGGTGCTACTTCAAAGTCTCTTCTTACAATCCGACCTTCAAGAAAGAGTACAGCTGGGCTCCAGGCTGGGTCAGAGCTCTGCTAGCGATAGCGACATTCGGAATGACTGAGATCATCAACGACATATCGACTGACGGGTTCACTCTAGCTTCTCTGTACAGAATTCCTCTTCACATAGTCACTGCTGGACCTTCCGCTATGGCATATCTAGGAATGCAAGTCGCTGCTTGGATGACTAGCGGAGCTGATCTCGCTGAGAAGTACGGAGAAGTTACGCTTCCTCTGCTTCTGTACCAGATGGCTAAGTCGTCTTCTGAAGCCAGAGAAGCTGATGTTGACGCTGAGTCCTTCGTAGAGTACGTTCAAGAACCCGACAAAGCCGACCAGAACCAGATGCCGAGATCTTGCGTCAGCCTGTACATGTGGAACGGCTACACTAGATCGTGGATATCGCCTAAGAGCCTGATAGACCGGTATGCTCAGTATTACAGACGTCTCAGCCGAGGATTCTACCAGGAGTACTTCTCCGGAAAGTTCAGAGAGCAGTTCATCGACGGAGGAACTGGAACTCTAGAAGAGCGCATATCGAGATACCTAGACACGGTCGGTCTGACAGAAGAAGGAAAGTCTAGCTTCATGACGGCTTGCCTGACTCACTCTGACGATCCAGCGCTTCCAAACATGCTCAGAGAGATATGCTTCACGGACACAAACAACGAAGCTTACTCTAGAAGCATAGCGAGACAGCTCACGATGGGAGACTTCTATCTCGATCCAGAGGCATTCGACATTCTAGTAGGAAGAACTCCACTGAACAAGCAGCAGATCGTAGGAGTATGGAACAAAGACAGCAGCTCTTGGGCCGAGAGGCACTATCTCGAGAACTGGGGAAGATGGATTCCGCTGACGAGAGACTCTGCGACTGTCAGAATGTTCGCAGACAGAACATTCCAGATATACAACAAGGCATACTCTTACGTCAAGCACGACGCTAGAGACAATCTAGGATGGATTCACAAGGTTCTAGGTCATCCTTGCTTCTTCAGAGGCTCAGACGACGTTCTGTGGATGGCGTACTGGATCAGATGGACTACTGGATACGAAGACGAGAAGAGGGACAAGTCCCTCTTCACAGAGACGACTACGATGAGCGGCGTCTACGACATATCTACTGACGACATAGACACGTGGGACGCAATAATCGAAGAGATGTTCGACCGTCACGACGACTACGGCTTCTCCGAGTGGCTAGTCAACGGCGACTACGGAGTAGACTACGAGAAGTTCACAGTCGACCAAGAGATCCCGTCAGAGATTCTCACGTTCGAGAGCTCAGAGCTGAATCCAGACAAGAGTCCTCTAGTCAACACGATAGACAGAGGCGAACGGCACGTCATGAAGCTCACTCTCTCTAGCGGAACGGTCATCGCTAGAGATGATCTTCTCAGTCCTCTAGACAGAGCCAAGAAGTGGTGATCTCGCCAGTCGCATGTAAATAAGCTATATGCGACAAGTGTTCTTCAACTCATTCAAAGAGAAGATTCTCAGAGGCGACGTTCCTGGCGTGATGAACGTCTCTGGCATTCCAGTGAACTCGAAGTTCATGGACGCTTACGACAATGACCAGATATCTATAGAGCAGTACAGAACTCTCAGCGACTTCGAGACTTACTCGAAGAACGTGCAAGGGATGCCCGACTTCAGCTCTACTCTGTTCGAGTACAGCGCTTATGACGTAGACTACAGCTCTTATGAGCCAGACGACTTGTCTGAGAAGCCTCCGTTCGTCAGCTCAGCTAACTCTGGAGAGTTCTTCCGGATATACTCTAGCGACATCGATCTGTCTGATGAAGAGACTTCTGCTAGATTCGAGAGCTACTTGACTGGGCCAGATCCGGTCAACACGAACTCCGGATTCTACTATATCCTGAAGAAGTCGCATCTGCACTGGATAGCTGATCGTTGCAACGATCCTAGCGACTTCAACAACAAGATCAACATCGTTCTCGGAGACGACATAGGAAACGTCAATGACAGAGACGAACTGACTAGCATGATCTGTCCTACTCCAGAGAGGCCCTTCCAAGGTGTTCTCGACCTCAACGGGCACAAGATTCTCAACAAGACGTTCATCTGCGACAAGAACAGCAACGGTCTAGTCGGATATCTCGGAACGAGAGGCGTCGTCCGGAACGGCATAGTGGAGAACATCAACTTCAGATGTGACAGAAAGATCTCGCTGGAGAAGATAGTCAGAGACTGCACAGACGTAGTGGCTGGCTGTCTAGTCGGAACTAACTATGGAACTGTCGAGAACATCGTTACCTCTGGTGAGATGAGATTCGACGGATTCTGTCCAGAAGTCTATCTTGTCGGAAACAAGTACGAGTACAGACAGAACGACGACACTTCGGTCAACAGCGCATTCAACGCGTTCTTTCCGAACAAGCTGTGCATGAACTCTATCTACAACGTGATCCCTTACGTCGGCTACTTCGCCGAGGGAGCTGACAGCTTCTACAACGACGTAGGCGATCCGACCGTGTTAGCGTCTCAAGATCCGGAAGATCTTCTCTCCGTCACTAGCGCTTCTGTTAGCACTTCGCTAGGACTTCCTCTGTGCAGCTTCACTGAGAAGTCCAGAAAGAGATTCTTGAGTCTAGACCACTACATGGAAGGAAAGATGTCCATCTCTGACGGATACGATCAGTCATGGATCAAGATGTCAGAGTCCATACCTTCGACGCTAGTCGGATTTGACTTAGTCTCAGTCAGCAACAAGGCGCTGTCTGATCCTACTGCTCTAGACGAGATATGGTCAGACGTTGCGCTCGGAGACTACTCTCAGCTAGACTACGAGAGATATCAGTCTGCTGTCGATCCTTGGTCTATGGTCAGGAAGGCCGTCATAGCGCCTTTCATCAGCACGGAAGACTCAGTCAAGTGGCTAGATCTAGTCATGAAGAACACCATAAGCTCGATAGGCAAGTGGACTTCATTCAACGGAGAGAAGACGTATGATATAAAGCAAAGCTCTGCTGGATCATTCGTCAGCGACGTCAACAGGTCATCTTATCTCTGCCAGCAGATAAGAGACACCATCACGTCTCTCGTCAACGGCTCTGGGGTCAGATACACTCCACACCAGCGAATGGCTCCTGGAGCAAGAATCGCATACTACTGCTCTCCAGTAGTCGGAAACAACTTCGGAACTATCAGAGGAGTAGACTGCAGACACACTCTAGTAGAGTCTATCGACACGTTCGTAGGATTCATCGGCGGCGTCTGCGGAAGAGAGAACTATGGCGACATAAGTCGTGTCTCGAGCGTCATAGACATCGCTCCGTCTTCTGGCGCACAGAACATGAGCAGAGCGTACACTAAGAGAAAGCAGTATAGACCTCAGTACAGCGACACGTATGGAAATCTAGTCAACGTCTTCGCATACAACTGGGACTACTGGCAGAGCCCATGGGGACTCAAGCCAGAAGAGCTGCCAGACTACAGCGCACACTCTGCAGATTGCGTAGAAGTGTCTGAGAGATTCTATGACTTCCATGACTTTCTCTACTCCGGAGTCAACTATGAAGCGTACAGCAGATACTGCTTCAACAAGTTCGAGAACAAGAGCTCAGCGTACACGAACTGCAACTTCTTAGTCACAGACTCAGGGACTTCAGAAGACATAGGAAAGGACATTCCTCAGCAGATAAGAACAGCGAAGATGACGTTCGGACAGAACATCAACGGAGAAGTTCCTACGACGTTCAGAATAGCCGTGCAAGCTTCTGACGACATAGACTGCAAGACTGTAGCGAAGATATACGACTCTTGGGACGAGAACAGAGCTTCTTGTCGAGAGAAGAGAGTCACTGTCTATGGAGCTACTGCTTCTATTCTGACGCAGCTCAGCTTCGATGTCGAGCACTTCGAGATGAGCTATCTCGGAGACGCAGCGAAGACGTTCATGACGTCTGACACGATAGGAGGGATGAGCTACGAGCACGAGCAAGCTGACGGAAGCGAGTACACGATGACGCTCGATCAAGTCATGACTCTGTCTCCAGCGTTCTCTGGCGAGTGCGGACTCACTAAGGACAACTGCATAGCGTTCGCCGACAACATCATGAGAGCTAAAGTCGCTATGGGAGCTGAGCTTCTCGCGAACTCCGCAGTGAGCGTAGACGTCGTGATGGCTGGAAACGATGAGCCGTTCAAGGGCTCAGAGAATCCGGGAGTCTTCGGAACGACTAACAGAAGAACTGATGAAGACCCGAGAGACTTCGTCATTCCGGCCGGAACATGGCCGAACAACACAGACGAGGACTGGAGCATCTTCGAGGACAGCGACAATGGACCCGACATGGCTTGGTACATGCCTCCAGCTGATAGCACATATCAGCTAGACGGTCCTAAGGCTCTATCCACGAAGAAGACTGGAACTGCCTTAGCAGACAAGGCTACCGACGATAAGAATCTCATGAACAGCTTCTGCTCCATCAAGGAAGACGGAAAGTGGGATCTGTATCTAGACAACATGCCATCTGACGGCGTCTGGAAGGATGATCTGTTCACTCCTTCGATACACAGAACGATGATCACGATAGAACCCAGACAGACGGTCGATCTCGACACGAACGCTAAGATCCTGGTCAGACAGATAGAGGCTCTGTGCGGCATCTTGTCTGACTGGGAAGGTAGCAGCATAGAAGAGAAGCTTGGACTATACTGGTCAGCTAAGATCAATCGTGTCTATATTCCGCTAGCGAACAGAACTCAGCACGGAAACGCTCAGAGCAGCACGTTCTGCGGTCTTCTAGGAACTTCTGGAGTCTTCATCAAGGAGACTGAGTCGGTCAGTCTGTGGTCTGCCACAGTAGACGGAAGCTCGGTAGACCTGCATACACAAGATCCAGACATCGCAATCAGCAGCTCAGACTCTATCGGAAACTTGAGCGACATGTACGTCGACGTCACTGTCGCCGCTAGTCCAGACGGAGCAGAGAAGAGAAACATTCCGCTTCTGCTGAAGATTCCGCTGAAGAGTCTATACGTTCCTATCTCTGCTGTGAGCGCTTCTTATCCGACAGTAGAGAGCGTCGACAAGTGCACGTTCGACTTAGCGAACTGGAGAAGTCCCGAAGGTCTCACGACTAAGGTCAGAGAGGTGAAGTACTATCCTCTCGTGCCCGCCTATGACGTAGAAGAGACTAACGGAGCTCTCATAGACTATCGTCTCAAGTCCATATACAACGTCGGAGGAGTGGCTGGAATGATCAACCACTCAGTCAGATACGCAGACTATGGAAACCACGGAGAGGCGTCAGACACGTTCGACGGAGTCAACAGAGCTGAGTGCGGAAGCATATCAGACGTGGTCGTCACTGTCACTTCTGGAGCCGTGCAGTTCATGAGAGACGCTATGGAGCTGCAGGAGACTTCTTCGGGTACGCTAGAGCCTAAGAACGACAGGTCTATCGGAGTCGCGAACAAGTTCGCCGGAGTCGCTCCAGTCTACGAGTACCACCAGGACATCGTCGGAACTAGCTTCCCTCCGGGAGTCGGAGACAGCAAGACTGGAGTCTTCACGAACGGACTCATGAGAATGGACGTAGAGGCGCAGACCTTCAAGATCGATCGCGTGACTGTTCTAGGAACAGAAGATCTTCCTCTCAGCGCAGCTCCTTCAAAGCTGTTCAAGCCGATCATAGAGTGGGCTAACGTGTCTAACATGCTCGACACGGTCGACTTCTTCGAGAAGCGCTGGACTCTCAGCGAGGACAGAGATCTAGGAACGACGTACACGTCTTACCAGTGCTCTAACTGGCCAGAGATGACAGACGTCCTATTCGACACTTCGTGCGCTGACACGAGCACTCTTCTCGTCGGTCCAGCTACGACGCTCATGTCGTCTTCAGCGTATCCAGCGCTCAGTCCGACCCAGATGTTCGGATCAGTAGATGAAAAGGACGCTATAGGCCTAGACGATCTGACCGTCTACGGCGCTAAGGGAGCAGAGATCGTCAGAGACGCTGGAAGAGAGCCCATACGGTCGATGTGGTCTAAGAGGTACGACTATCTTCCGAACCATCTGATCAGACTGACAGACGTCTTCTACAGTCAGAACGGCTCATCTGCGCCAGCGATCCAGACAGAAGACTGCGTTCACATGGGCTTAGCCGCTAACGCTCCTTCTTCAGAGTACTCAGACGTCTATCTGCCGATGTACTGCGGATCTCCTGCGCTAGTCTTCACGAAGCTGTACAAGCCGATGATTCTCGCTCCTCTGCATCTCGTGAGAAGCTCTCCCAGCTCTTCTCCCGCTGACGAGTCTGTCAGAAACCAGTCGATGATAGATCTGTGGAACGAGAGAGCTGGATCTGGTCCGACTGACCGGTGGTTCACTTGGGACTACACGCTGACTCTGAGAGATCAGCCAGATCCTCTGAAGTTCGTCATGAGATACGCTAGATCTGGATCGACGAGAGGTCTATGGATTCACCAGATCATTCCAGCTGTCGACTCAGCAGAGTCTATCGTCAGATACGAGATGGCAGACGGAACAGTGAACGACGGATCTAGAGTGCAGCTCGGCTACATGCCGTCAAGCGACGCCATCGTCGGAATTCTCAACCGCCGCTCCAGAGACGACGCTCCTCAGAGAGAAGGAGTCGCTATCAGCGGAGAGGACTTCAGAGGAGTTCTGCTCGCCGATCCGGAGACTGGAGAGCTGATCTGCATGATAGACTCTCAGAGCTCGAGAGACTTCGACAGAGGATGCTACGCAGCTGAGCTCGAAGAGAAGACCGAGATAGACGGTCAGAAGTACGGACTTCTGACGGCGTTCGAGACCGAGGAGGAGCGATGAAGTACAGAGCATACGACACATTCACTGACTGGCTGTTCAGCTCCCCCAGAGACCCGTACTCTGACATGAGACTGTATCTGACTGCCTCCGGAGCTTGGCAAGACTTCTCGCCAGCTGACGGAGAGCTGAGCATCAAGCTGTCTGACATCAGAGACTCTCTAGTTCCGATTGGACCAGGATCCGAAGAGGCGGGCAGAGCCGAGATGCGTCCTAGGATAGCCGAGGGATCTGTATCTCTGGGAGCTGAGACGGACGGCACGTACGAAGAGCTCTTCAACGTCCCGGCTTCGGGACTTCTAGATCCAGACTCTCCGTACGTCTCGAAGATGATCCAGAAGGCTGTCTGGAGCGCTCAGATCGCTGGAAGGACTCCAGTCGATCCCTCTGCGCCTCCAGCCGAGATACTCGGACAGTCTATTCCGTTCTCGTCCGGATTCTCTGAAGTCGAGTATGACGCGTGGGGAGCTCCTCTGACGCCTCTCAACGGAGAGACTGCAGCCGTCATAGCGGACGACGCTCTCATCAGAGCGGGAAGATCGCTCTCGGTAGCCTCGGGGTGTCTGTTCGCTGTCCAGAGAGACGAAGACGAGATAGTTCCGATGGGATTCGTAGACTTCGAGTCAGTGTGTCCGAGCACTACGTACAGCGCCCAGTTCGATCCCCAGGGCCTTCTGCAGCTCACCTGATCTCGTCGTCGAGATGACCCTCTAGCCCCTCTCTGACTGTCAGGGATCTCGTGTACTGCCATAGGCCGAACTGGGCTATCAGGGGACTTCTCTCAGTTCCCCATATGACGCTGGGAGGAGTCTGGCTGACGTCGTCGCACTTGATCGAGAGAAGCACGTCAGCTATGACCTCGTCCGGGACTCCCCTCTCTATCGACTTCATCTTCGTCTGGTGCATGAAGACCTTGCACGTCGTTCCTTCGACAGCCCTCTGAGCCGAAGAGACCATCTCCTTCTCTGCCTCTCCGCAGACGATCCAGGCTAGCTCATGCTCCTCGCAAGAAGGTCTAGCGACAGCCGCAGAGACGACGATCATGAGAATTGCGAGAATGTTCAGCTTCATAGTCCTTTCCTTGACACATAGACGAGACAGAGGGAATTCTCTTCTCGTTCATGCATAAAATAAGAAAATCTGATCACAGTCTATGAGATTTTCTCAATCATTATGGAGCTGAAGAGCGCTAGAGAGACGCACAGCTCTCTTTGTGTATCGGAATTGTAAAACTTTCTTTACATAGTTTACAAATGACTGAAAAGGCGCTATAAATACTAAAATGGAGAAACTATGACGAGATTTGTACTGACTAGCAGTGTCAAGAATCCTAGCGCTCTCGGAATGCTCAGAGAAGACCAGATCTACTCGGGCACCATCGAAGAGAAGCTATCTAAGCTCAACCTAGAGATCGAGAGGATCGAGACTGTCGGAGACGAAGTCACTTATTACCTAAAAGAATCGACATCTGGACCTAAGCTCCTGTGCGACTAACAAAAGGAAAACGCCAATGAACAACATGGTTTATATCGGAAACGCTGGATCCAAGAATCCAGGTATCACTTGTCTTCTCAGATGCGCAATCTTCAATCTAGAAGAGAACTCAGACTGGGAAGGAATCGACTACGTCAAGAACGCTTGGTTCAACGAGGACGGCATCTCTGTCGAGATCGATCAGGAGGGCTGGGACAAGCCGATGTCCGATGAGGAGTTCGCTGAGCTGCCAGTCGATCTCATCGATCATCTCATCAGAGAGATTCCTAGTGACATATCTGGATTCATGAGAAACAGCGATCTTCCGACAGAAGAAGAGCGGATCGCTGACCTGGAAGACATCATAAACAACTCCGAAGAGACAACCGTCAAGGGAGGAGGAAACTTCGAATATGGGGACGAGAAGATCGCACTTCGTCTTCTGAGACAGGCTAAAGCCAGATATTCCGCTAAAGGTCCGGTCGAGTCTATGAAGTTCGGAGAAGCTAAGAGAATTCTCGAAGCTGAGGGACTCAAACTATCTAAGGACTGCTGCTCTAAGAAGCGCAAGAGAACTCTGAAGGAATCTAGCCTGACTATCTGGGACTATCTTGACGAGCTAGAAGAGATCGATCCGTCTGCTAGAGAAATGATGATAGAGGAGCTGATCGAGAACTCCGACACTATCGTTCGTGGAGATGACGGCTGCTACTACGACACTTCGATCGGCAGAGACAGCATGACCGATGATCCGATGGAATTGATCCAAGACATCAGCTATGATGATCTAGTCGCCGATTACGGAACACCAGAAGAGTTCGCAAACAACTAGTCGAAATCTTGAAACTCTGATAAATAAGTAAATTTTTAGAACTCTACAAGGAGAATCGTATATGATCACTAACTCAACAGACGCGACGATCGACAGCAACGACTTCATCATCCAGTCTATGCGCAAGCTGAAGCAGCGCTTGGACATCGAGATCGAAGAAGTGAAGAACTACAAGATTCCGGAAGGTCTCCAAGGCTCTGCACTCGCTTCAGAGAAGGCATACCGTCAGGGAGCTCTCGACGAAGTAGTCAAGTTCCGTCAGTTCATCAAAGACATGGGCGTATAGCTGAAAGTCTACAGATTGCAACCTGAGAGCCGTTCGAAAGAGCGGTTCTCTTTTTGTTGCTCAATAGAGTGCTGGAGTGAGAAAATGAGAGACTCTGTGTGTCATGTCTCAGACAGAGTCTTTTTTGTGTACATTCATGCACAGAAGCGTCGAAGTGAAGATGTGTGACGATAGAGCATGAGCCCAAGTTTGAGCCTGAGCATGAGTCGATGTTGACGTTGACGACGATGTCCACATAGCTTCGCAGAATGTCATGAGCAGAAAAGAGTGAATCTTCTTGCTCATGAGCAGGACAGAGCGTGATTCATTTGCGCCTTGCGACGCTGAATCACAGAGCTTCTTGAGCGAAGCCTCTGTCGGAGTCTCTCAAAGTCTCTGAAAGTCCACTGCGTGTCTTTTCAGAGCTCCGGAGCGGAGACTCCAAGCCTATCCAGACTCAGAATCTCACGCTTCCGGAAGCTCTGAAAAGACACGAATCATCTAAAGTCTTTTCGTCGCCCACGTCGCATCGACATCCTGTGGGACTCACTCTGAAGCTTATGAGGCGGTTATCCTGTACCCCAGCTACATCTTCAGACGCCATAGCGGCTGCATAGAGCACTTGCTATCGTGCTCCTCATTTAGTCTTGCACCATCTGCTGACGCAGCGCGTTGCTTCTTCGACCTCAGAAGCTGATGACCTGGGCTTATCCGACACTCGCATTGGGTTGCTGTTCGCTCCATCGACAGGATTTCTATGTCTCTCAGATGCCACTGAGCTGGTAGAGTCTCTATTTGCGATAGCTTGACTCTCTAGAAGCTACGGCCCTCAGTATCTATTTTGACATCGCCTGCAGAATTGGATTCTGCCCATGTACCGGCTCTTACCACCGATCCCGTCTGAGTTTCAAATGCCCTTCATTTTAACGGAAACGAGTTCCGTATTCCATCATCGTATCTTTATCGTTCCTTTATCATCATTCAATCTTATTTATATATGTTCATCAAAATAACCTTCGATGGTCCAAGCACCGAAGGTTATTCTTTTGCAGATCTTTCGATCTTGAAAAAGCTCTTTTTAGAACCATTCGATATACTTGGACTAGATCGTTGGTCAGCGATTAAAATATATATACAAGTCTGACCCCTAAAATTCGCTATGAATAGAGAATTTTTATGTAAAATCTTCTTTACAAAATTCTGTTCCTAGTTCATTGATACGATAAACTTGAATTTTTTGCATGCAAATAGTTTCTAAATTATTATTTGAGAGCGCTAGAACGAGGGTAACACTATTTACAAGAACGTCTATTACGATCGTGAGTCAAACACTATCTTCGAACGCGAAGTCGGAGATCAAGAGTATAAGAAGCATCCATACACATTCAAGTACTTCATGCCCGATCCTACTGGCCAGAGCCACATACGAGACTGCTTCGGCGTCCCGATGAGAGAGGTAGTCTGTAAGACGAAGGAAGACTACTCACTATACCGCGTGATGGCGAAGAAGATGAGGCTGGCGGAGTCAGACCTGAAGCCTCCTGTGAAGTACATCCACGAGAAGTATGACAACGCTGAGCTCACTTACGAAGAGTATAAAGACTACCGCATCGCCTTCTACGACATCGAGACGCAGACCTCACGCCGCTACTATCTCAACAAAGAGGTGAAGCTGCGACTGATCGAGGACGGTCACGAAGAGACGATGACGCTCTACCAGTTCGAGCACACATGCAAGACGAGAAAGTGGGAGATCTGGGACATCGTTCAGAACAAGTGGCGCAAGTACTACGACAGCTGCTTCATAAATCAGGAGTTCCCGAACCCGGAAGAGGCGAACTATCCGATCAATCTGATCACGGTCTACTCGACCGTCACTAACGAGAGCTACACCTGGGGATTGGAGCCGTACAAGGGAAACTCTCCGGACGTGACCAACTACAAGTGGTTCGAGTCTGAGCTCGAGATGATGAAGGACTTCTACGTCTGGTTCTTCAAGCAGAAGTTCGACATTCTGACTGGCTGGAACTCGGAGAAGTTCGATGACGCCTACATCATCAGCAGAATGCAGAAGATCCAGCACGAGAACGGCGTCAAGCACGACTACACGAGACTGCTGTCTCCGCTGAAGCTTCCGCCGCAGAAGCGTCCGATCACGGACGACAAAGGCAAAGTCACGGGCTATCACTTCTCGTCGCCTGGCCTCTACATGATCGACTATCTCCGCTTGTACCAGTTCATCGGATTCGTGAAGAACTCGCCGTCCTGGAAGCTCGACTATATCGGTCAGAAGGTCACTGGCGAAGGAAAGGTCAAGCTAGAATACGGTCTCACCGAGCACTACATCAAAGACTACACGACATACGTAGAGTACAACGTGCAGGACGTGCGCCTGATGGTGAAGATCGAAGAGAAGAAGCGTCTGTGGCCGACGACTATCGCGTACGCAAATGAAGCTCTGATCACGCTAGACTCCGTCTTCGCTATGACTGCAGCGCACGACGGCTACATCATGAAGTTCCTGCACGCACAGAATCAGGTCTACAACGACCGCTACGAGAAGCCTGCCGACTGGTGGCACGATGAGGGCTACTTCAAGAAGGATCTCGGCGGTGGAATAATCGAGTATCAGAACTGCCGTCCTGAGAGTCCGACATCGTTCGAGCCGTATGAAGTGAAAGCTGGCTACTGCTACGCAGACCCTGGACGCTACCAGCACAACATGAGCGGCGACATCACGTCATCCTATCCGAACCACATCATAATGTACAACATCTCTCCGGAGACCCGAGTCATCAAGCCTAGCAAAGAGGACATCGAGTCTGGAAGAGTCATACGCTCGGAAGTCAACGGAGTCGGATTCATCAACAACGACACTGCTATTCTTCCGTCCGTCGTCTCCAAGATATTCGATGAACGACTCAAGTTCAAGCTTGCGATGCAGGACGCTGAGAAGAGAGGCGATGCTCTCGCTGCCGACCGCTACCGCACTCTGCAGCTCACACGTAAGAAGCTCATCAACTCTCTATACGGCGCTTGCCTATATCCGCAGTTCCACCTCTTCAACATCGACTGCGCACGCTCCATCACTCGTTGCGCACGCGTCACTATCCGCTATCTCAAGGACAACACGGACCGCTACTACCGCTCTCCGCAGATCCTCAGAGATTCGATGGAGTTCTTCCCCGTCATCAAGGTCAACACCAAGTGGTACAAGAAAGAAGACGAAGTCGAGACGGATCAGGGCAAGGTTCTCGCGAAAGACATCACGACTGCTAACACCATCAACGGCGAAGCTGTCACGGTATATGTCAATGACCTGACGCAGCGCGAATGCCTAGTGCCTATCAAGAAGATCACGACGAAGCGCATCATAAACATCGTCTACGACGGCGAGTGCCACTTCTTCAATCCTGGTGACGAAGTAGAGTTCGAGTTCAACGGAAAGAAGACGAAGATGAAGCTCGGCGTCAATGATGGCGGCGCACAGTTCACTGGTGATGAGACGATCTTGGACGAAGTCAAGGCTGTCTTCCATCACCAGAACGGCGACACTATCTCCGGTTTCGATCTATGTCGCGGCGCTACCATAGACGGACGTCCGATCGACAACGTGAACGTGATCGAGCGTCCTGTCAAGTTCGTCAATCGAGACTCTGTCGTGGTTCAGGTCGACACTGACTCCAACTACTACTGCTTCGACGAGCACAAGATCAACCTCTTCACGTACATGGACGACATGGAATGGTTCTACTGCATGGAGAAGCAGATGAATTGGTTCTGGAAGAAGATTCTGGACATCAAGGCCGAGAAGAACAAGATGAACAACCGCATCGTGTTCACTCGCGAGAACATGTTCTCGAACTTCATCTCTTACGGCAAGAAGCTCTATCTAGGATCTGTCGTGGACAAGGATGGCAAGTTCTTCGGCTACGAGGAAGATCCTAACAAGCATCTCAAGATCCAGGGTCTCATCCTGAAGAAGGCCGAGTTCCCGCCGTTCTGTCAGGACTACGCAGTCAAGATCACTGCTGCAGTTCTGCTAGGTCAGGACAAGGAAGAGACGACACGCCAGATTCAGGACGCTTACGTGAAGTTCAAAGAGTGCAAGCCAGAGGACATCTCGGCTGCACGCACTATCGGCGACCTGTCTGTGATGCCTCACGAAATGGACTGGTACGTGGATCACGGTCTGTCCTATCCTGACCGCATTCACTATGCTGCGAAGATCGCTGTCAACTACAACTACGTGAACCTGAAGGAGAAGCTCGGTCTCGATCCGCTCCAGAGAGGCTCAAAAGGAAAGTATCTGTTCCTATATCCGCGAAACAAGTACGGATTCGACCAGATAGCCTTCGAGAAGTGGCCTAGAGCGTTCAATGACATCTTCGAGATCGACTACGACACCACTTTCGAGAAGTTCTTCATGTCCAACTTCCATGCGCTGTTCGAGGTCATCGGCTGGGCCGACTCACGAAAAGACTACATCGAGTACAAGATGACGAAGGCGAAAAAGAAGTTCCTGAGGTAGAAGATGGCTAAGACGACTAAGATGGTACAAATTCCGAAAGACTTCATACACCGTCTCATCGTGAAGAGCGGTCCTATTGTCGCTGGAACGAGAACGATAAGGTTCAACAAGAAGACCAAGCGTTGGGAACAAGATAAGGATTCCGTAGGATCAATCACTAACTACGACCGGAAAGTGTTTCACTGGAAGAACGACAAAGAGCGTACTGAGATAATCGAGCGTGAGCGCTGCCGCTGGCACTACTTCAAGAGTTTCGAGCCGTATGGATTCAAGCCAGAAGAATGGAAATAATTCCGACGATAAATAGTTAGCTAAATTTCAGGTATAATCTATGGGACGTATAAGAGCGACAAAGATAGATGAGTCATACTTCTATATAGAGACCGACGATGGAGATCTTCTGTACGAGCTAGACAGCGCATTCTCGGTTCACAAGGACGGCTACGAGTTCTCTCCAGCTTACAAAGCTCACAGATGGGACGGCAAGATACACTTCTTTAAGGCGCTCAGCCACAAGTTTCCTATAGGATTAGCTGACGAGCTCATCAAGTACTGCAAGAGAAGAAATCACAGCATAAGCTTCGTCGGCTGGGAGAGAGATCCCGAGTCGTGGCTGTCGAGAGAGCAGTTCGAGTCAGACGTGAAGCAGATCATGACAGGAGCGAAGTATCAGCCTAGAGACTATCAGCTAGACGCTGCTTACGCTGCTCTAGTCAAGAAGCGAGGCATCTTAGAGTGCTGCACGTCGTCTGGAAAGTCCTTGATGATCTATCTCGTGATGAGAACTCTGATGATGGAGAAAGGGCTCAAACGTATGCTCCTGATCGTTCCGTCGATCATGCTAGTCACTCAGATGTACAAAGACTTCGAGGACTACGGCTGGTCAGACCTAGACAAGTGGTGTGAGCTGCAGGACAAGGATCACGTTCCGACCTTCGAGAAGACGATACTCATCACGACCTGGCAGTCTCTCATGAAGCAGGACGTGTCTTTCTTCATGCAGCAAGACGCTGTAGTGATCGACGAGGCTCATCAGTCTAAAGCTGAGGTTCTTAGCGGAATTCTGAAGTACTGCGCTAACGCTACATTCAAGATAGGGACGACGGGAACCCTTCCGCCGAGCGCTTGTGACGCGTACGGAGTAAAGAGCGTTCTCGGAAACACTCTATACAAGATCACTTCGGATGAGCTGATACAGAGAGGATATCTGACCAAGATCGTTGTCGCTAACCTGTTCCTGCAGTACCCGATGGACTTCATTCTAGAGAATCAGGACAGAACATATCCAGAAGAGGTCAGGCTAGTCGAAGAATACGAGCCTCGCATGACGATTTTGACGAAGATTCTCAAGAGTACTCCTGTGAATCACAACATGCTGCTTCTCTGCAATCACGTCGATCACGTAGATCAGACGATAGAGTATCTTCGAGAGCACCAGCCAGATCGAAAGATCGTGAAGATCACTGGGTCAGTTAAGGCAGCCGAGCGAGAGTTCATCAGAGTGAACGCTGAGGAGTCTGACGGGATGGTCATCGTGGCTACCTACGGCACTATGTCTACTGGCGTCAACATCAAGAAGATACACGAAATCGTCCTGTTCGCTAACTCTAAGTCGAAGATCAAGGTGCTGCAGTCACTCGGTCGAGGTCTGAGAAAGCACCCAGAGAAGGCGAAAGTGATCATCTATGACGTCGTTGACGACATGAGATGGAAGTCAAAGCGTGGAAAAGTACACTCGAACTACCTATACGACCACTGGCTAGAGCGCTCGAAATACTACATAGAGCAGAAGTTCGAGCAGAAGTCAGCTATGTTTCCTATCTAAAATCCAGTATAAATAACTTAAGAGTGACGGATTGATTCCGTCGAAAGTTATTTTAGGAGATTTTAGACATGACCGGTAATTCCTCAAACGTTCCTGGAATCGGATTCACAGAGGTCGACAATACTGTCAGACAGAACGCTGCAGCTGGTGACGGCATCGGTGCTGTTGTTCTGAACGCGAATCGCGGATATCCGAACCAGAGGGTGCTCTGCACGACTATAGACAAGTTCCACGAGTTCTTCGGCACTCCTGACCAGACTGACCAGTACGGTCACTTCGCTGCGCAGGTCTACTTCGACCAGGGTGGCGCTACTCAGCTTCTCGCTGTGAGAGCTACGATGGGTGACGAAGGCTACTCTCAGATCCAGTACCCTTACACAGACTCTATCTACAAGAACAGCGTCGAAGGACTACAGAGCCTAGACTTTGTCGACGGCGAGATGGGCGACAACGTGCGTCTGATCAATCCTATAAGCGATGACATGATCGATCCAGCGCTCGCATCTGCGGACGGATTCACTGGATATGACAGCGGCGCATGCTTCTCTTATACGGCTAAGTCTAAGGTCGTTCGAGTCAAGGACATCTATGACGAGTTCAACGGCAATCCGATGGAGAATCTATACGTCTATCGCGATCGCGGGACTACTGGCGTCACTGACGGCAAGTCTTATAAGTTCAAGACTTATGACGAGAAGAATCTCGTCAGCTCTGCTGCGATCGGAGAAGAGCTGCTAGCAGTCACGACTTCTGCATACACGGAGAGCTACGGCATCGTCAACACTCTTAGCGATCTCCCCACCTCGGGCTACGTCTACGTAGATCCTACCGCTATCGAGTTCGACAAGGGTCTGCCGACTTCGGGCACATGCTTCAAGACTATCATCCATGTACCAGCTAACGAGACGCTAAATCAGCTTCAGCAGAATGTCGAGACTTACTACCGCAACGCTACGGCTCCTACTGGTGCTACGACTATCTCTGACGTCGTGACTAATTCTCTCGGATATGACCAGAATGACCAGAACAACCCGAAGGACGTCTCTCGAATCGAGATCGTAGACTGGGACGACGGTCTGACTAAGTCCTTCGTCATCCCTTCAGCAGACTGGTCGAACGCTTCTAGCAACGTTAAGGTCCAGGGACTGAAGTTCACAGAGTACAACACTGCTGACAGCAAGTTCATCTTGATTCGCGACAATGGAACCTTCAAGTTCATTCAGTGCAAGGGAATCAAGCCTACAGACCCGGACTACGCTGCTCTTCGAGAAGTCGCAGCTGATCTCGCTATCGATCCTACCGAGATCGCTAACGAGAACTACGCTATCCTAGTCTATCAGCTAGCTAAGGACGACTCTGCGACTCCAGAGACTATCAAGACTCTGGTCGTCAAGGACTCTTCAGTCTATGAGGCTAACGGCTTCTATCAGAGATATGACACTACTTGGACGATGTTCCTTGAGCAGGGACAGACTAAGCTTCAGATCTATTCTACATACGCTGTAAGCGATCCAGTAGCTGTCGTAAAGCCTTGGCAGGTCTCATTTGACGGAGAGGGTGCAGTCGAGAAGATGACTGCCATTCCGTCTAGCGAAGTCTTCTCAGATCCTTCCGGCATCTGGAAAGACGGCTACACGGCTTACACGCAGACCGACTCGCAGCCAGGAAACGGGGACATCGAGATGTACCAGTCTCACTTGGCTGACCAGCTCGTCATCGGCGCTATCGGTCCTGGCGAGTTTGGAAACGACGTAGGCATCTCCATCATCACTCCAGAAGCTGCCAAGATTCCTGCCCTATACGGTCCTAACGCGTTCTCGTGGCTGTGGCGATACGATGACGAAGACAAGGTCAGAGAGAGCGGCCTAGACTACAAGAAGAATCCTACGAATCTGACTTGGAAGAAGGTCTACAAGATCAACGTCTACGTGAAGCCTAAGTCTAAGACTGAAGCCGTCTGGGGATTCGGACTAGATGCTCTGAAGAGCTCTCCGGTCGAGTCATGGCTAGTCTCTAACGATCCGAGCGCTAAGGACGAGAACGGAAACAGCCTCTGGGCTCCATACGTCATCAACGGCAACTCTCAGTACATCTACGTCTCTAAGAAGTCCGTCGAGAAGTCAGTCAACTACAAGGGCGAGTTCGCTATGCCAGCTATGACGTGGTCTATCTACCAGATGACTGGCGGAACTAACTCTAAGCTGAACAACGTAAAGGAGAAGATGAGCGCTCTGAGCCTATACAGCAACCGCAAGAAGGCTACGTTCGACTATCTCTTCAACGTCGATCCTATCGAAACGTTCTCTGGAAAGCAGAAGTACATGGCTCTCCAGAACAGAATAGCCCAGATCGCTATGAAGCGCAAGATGGACCTCGGAATCATTCAGTGCACTTCTAAGGAAGCTAAGACTATCCGTCAGAAGGTCTCTGAAGCTAAGATGTTCAGCTTCGCTGACGGATCTTACGTCGCTGGATATGACGACTACGACCAGTACTTCGATCCGTTCACTTCTAGCTGGGTCATGCTTCCTAGATCTGTCGCTGGCGCCGTCGCTATGTGCTTCTGTGACAACTTCATTCAGACATGGATGGCTCCTGCAGGCGTCACTCAAGGAAGAATCGCATACTCTCAGGGACCGATGGTCAGACTCGAAGACGATGAGTTCGGTCAGCTGTATGACCTGCACATCAACACGTCGATGTACTTCCAAGGATACGGCGAGTGCTTGATGGGTCAGAAGACGATGCTCAAGAAGGAGTCAGCTCTGAACAGAATCGATGTCAGAAAGCTGTGCAACTTCATCGAGAAGCGACTAGAGAACAAGCTCATACCGTACCTCTACCAGAAGAACACTTCGACGAACAGATCTACGATGAGAACCTCGGTTGACTCGTTCCTCGGAAGAATTCAGACCGCTGGAGGAATCATCTCTAAGAAGGTCGAGGTCATTCCAGACCAGACTAACACGCACTTGGTCTATGTCAAGATCTCGTTCGTGCCGTCTGAGTCTATCGAGAGAATCGAAGTCGTACTCACTCTCAACCGCGAGTCTGGAACGATCTCTTCTGTGGAGTCAGTCACGAGACTGTAGAAGAGGCTCAAAGCTCACTCACGCTCTACATACACGAACATACGCAATGACCCGCTTAGCCACAGCGGGTCTCTTTTTAGCCGTGATTAGATATAAATAAATCATGCTGCCTATAGATCAATCGCCTGACTTCAAGAGAGTTGGAGACACAGTAGACACTGGCTACTATGACGTCAGTCTCTTCAACGACGCATCGACATACGAGTGCAAAGGATTTCATGCGATGGATCAGGCTATAGAGAACTATCTCCTGACTATTCCAGGAGAGAGACTGTTCAATCTGAGCTTTGGAAGTCCGCTGTACTTAGTTCTGTTTCAGAAGAGCGCAGACAGAGATGAGCTGAGAAGTCAGCTGTACAGCCAGATCGAGAAAGATCTGAGCATAGTGCTAGACCGTTCGACTGCGGACTTAGGACCGACTGAAGATCCACACGTTCTGAGGATAAAGTTCAGATACTCGACAACTGATGGAGTCATAACTGATCATGAATTCACTAGACGATTTAGTAGATAGCGTCATCGAAGAGTACAAGAAGTTCGACATATCGACAGTCAAACAGGGTAAATTGTGCTGCTACGATCCGCAGCTAGATGAGATAACATTGAACTTCCAGATCATCTCGCGCTACTTAGACTACTTCAAGATACTTCACGAGCTAGCTCACCGGGTACAGAGACAGCTAGAGCTGCTGTACAGCAACACTTGTCTAATCGAGCTGAACGCTAACAAGATAGCGTCTGAAGCGTACGTGAAGCTCGGATTTCCGCTGACGTACGAGGTGACGCGTCACATCAACTACAACAATGTGCATCAGCTCAACGGAGATCTGTCTCAGCGAGAGATCATGCGTCTTATCGCAGGAAAGAAGGAGCTAATATGGACTCTCTGATATCGAATGCTAGAGAAGAGCTCAAGAAGTTCAATGACATCAGCATCGAGCCTATAGCTCACGTATACAACGACTCCTTGGGGACAAGCTACACGTCGGTAACGACGTTCGTGAAGAAGTACTATGTCCCGTTTGACCGCACAGGAAAGGCGATTTCGTGCGCTCTGAGGAACTGCAGACCTATCAATGAGGTATTATCCGAGTGGGATCAGAAAGGAGCTTACGCGCGTCTTCTAGGCACCGAAGTGCACTCTGTGATGGAGCACCTGTGGAAGCAAGAGCCTAACGAGCCTAACTACGAAGCTATGGAAGCTTTTCCAGGAATGAAGGAAGACTTCGAGTACCGCAGAGGGATATGCGAGGATCTCTATAGCAAGATGAAGGACTTCTATGCTCCAATCGCTAACGAGATTATCGTGAATGATCCGGCGCTCGGCCTAGCTGGAACGATCGACTTCGTAGCTTACAACAAGAAGACGGACACGATCGACATCCTAGACTGGAAGACCTCTAAGTCATTCTCTGTCAGCTCGGGATCGCAGCGCATGAGAGAGCCGTTCTGGGCATATCCTAACACTAACGTGAGCGAGTACAGTCTGCAGCTGAGTCTATACAAGTACATCGTAGAGAAGCACACGAACCTAAAGATAGGTGAGCTCAGACTGTTCCAGATCCCGGGAAAGGGCAAGATGAAGACGATCAAGTGCTACGACATGGTAGACCTTCTGAAGACTAAGCTTTTCGCTGCTGAGCAGTCTAGCGACGGAGAGTTTCTAGAATATGCGCAGAAGTGACAAAATTCGGCTTCACAAAACCGTTAAAAAATTCTAGAAAAATGAGATTTTTCAGAAAAGGGGTTTAGAGTTCCTGTGAAATTTCTTATATTTACTATGTAATTAAAAATAAGTTCCACCTTCTTCGAAGGATCTAACATGATCAAGAAAGAAGCTCTCTCCGCCCTCAAGGGTACCCACGAAACCGTCAAGATCATCACCTCGAAGCAGGGTTCGCCCTTCAACGAGACGAAAAAGAACAAGGCTGCTCTTCTCGCTCTCGGCATCGACGTCGACAAGATGGTCAAGGTCACCACCTTCAACTGCTTCGCTGGCTCCGACATCGACTACAAGGAGCTCTACGAAGCTCGCGCAGGAGAGAAGAAGGAATCCCGTCCTATCAACACCAACAACACATGGGTTGAAGGTCTTGAAGGAATTCTCATGACGAACTCTACTACCGGCAGCAATCTCGTCCGCATCTACACGGACGACAATCACAGCTCCAAGTCCGTCTACATCTATGAAGGCGAGATCTTCGACGACTACAAGACCAAGTACGCCGAACTTCTCAAGGTCCGCAAGCCGGTCAACGAGAAGGCTCAGGGCCTCCGCCCGATGTCTCTGACTCTCGAGACCATCACTTCGATTGAAGTCGATGGTGTCAAGGTCGCATAATCTTTCACCGAACAGAACTGAGCAGCCGACATCACTGGCTGCTCAGCAACGTTCACTAACTAGTGAGGAAACTCAATGACGATCGCACGATACAACCTCAAGATCCGCTGCAAGGATAAGGTTCTGATCGCACTCCCGACCACCACCAAGACTGATGGTCACAACTCCTGGACTTTTCCTAATGACTTGATGTCTAAGGGCACTCCTCAAGAGTGCGTAGAGTCCGTGTTCAAGCAGCTCACTGGACTCGACGTCCAGTCTGAAGCCGTCAACAAGCTGGAGTACATCCAGCGATGCGAGGAAGACCGAGTCTCGTACAAGACTGAGATCGAAGTCCGCACTCAGATTCCGGTCTCTTTCGGTAGCTGCACCCTGACTCGATATGACAAGACGAGCAATCTCCGAATTCCGAAGTACGTGAAGTTCAAGTGGGTACCAGAGGACGAGCTCTACTACTGGCTCACGCGATCGAACTGCCGTCTGGATGACATCTTCGTCTCATACTACTTCCCAGAGAGCAGCCGCTAAGCGAGGAGCGTAGAACATGACACACGAAGAAGTCAAGGCTCTGGTCGAGACGAAGACTTATCGTCAGGCGCGTGAGCACATTCTAAGCATGGATCCGTACGAGCTTCAGATGCTCTACTACTGGGGATTCCATCTGGACAAGAACATCTTCTGCTCAGCAGCTGCTGGTCTCCTTCATGATCATTATGGAATGATTCCGAACTATGACCTGTGCGGTGGAAGAATGTCAGAGTACACCTAGCGAGAAACCTGAATCTGTATGAACAAATCGCCTGATAAAGCCGGGCGATTTTTTATAGCAATAGGTCAAGAAAAACTCAGGCTTTATCGAGAGATTTCATTCTTAGTTCTGTTCTCCGAAATATTCACATCCGAAGCATAATGGTTAAATACAAGTATTAACGTATACACTGTGTATATGGTACCCACTTGGGTTTTGTGGGTCTACATAGTCCTCCCACCAAATTTCCCAAGTCCTTGAGCTATAAGCAGGTATTGTACCTATGACTTGCTTGTTTACATCTCCTGGACCCCACGTTTGAATCATTACTGTCGCAGATGGTGTAGAATATAAGCGCCCATCGATATAAAGATTCCCTGCAAAATTATGCAACGTACTTGCATCCGCATTAGAGGTAGTAAACCTTCCACCACAGATAATGTAAATGTTGCAGGCCACATCCGTAGTATTAGTCAACGTCAGCGCATACCGTACATGCTGTGTCCACTGATGACGTGCACCTTCATACTCTTGGGTATATCCAGGACTCATCGTTGCGTTGGGCAAGCTGTCACTAAGCACCTGTATCCTTCTAGCATACGCAGCCTTCACGACAAGCTCATCCAGGTATGAGTAGGAACCATACTGGGCGAGGACAGAGCTACCGTCGGTATATTTTTTCCATACGCCTGCAGTAGCAAATACCCAGCCACCACCGACAAGTCCATCCACGTACTGTCTATCAGCTACAGGGTTCTCGAGCGTTCCTGCATTCGAGGATATAAAATGCAACGTTCCTTGTTTTGAGTTGATAGCGTTGGCAATATTATATGCAGTCGAACCAGAAATATAGTTAGTAGCAGATGTAGCGGTATCTGCACTAGTGGCATGGTCCACGTCATTCACGTTCTTCCAAGCCGTCCACGGAGTATTATAGCCTTTACCTCTATAATAGATATTATTCGATTTAAAGGCAATCTGCCTTATATTGTCGTTCTCGTTCGAAACGAGACACGAGAACGTACCCGTCGATGGGGCATTTGTAGCTCCGCTTACAGAAATCAGGTACAGCCCAGAATTCGTGAGTGTGTTCCAGTCGGACAATTCAGAAGTAGGGTATATCTGTACTGCCGTTGACGCCTTCTTCTGGAACTCGCCCTCGGTCGTCCAGTAGATATCGTCTCCAGTGTTGACGGGAAGTATGGTGTAAGATTGCGTGCGGTCGTTATTCTTGTAATACAACACGCTGCCAGATTGGGTAATCGACACCCAGTCGCCATTCTTGAAATCGTTTGCGGACTGGTAATACTGTACTCCCGCTGGCATCCACGACCCGAGAAAACCGCCTACATTTCCGCTAATCGCGTTCGAAATCTTCGCTTCCACCGCCGCACGCGTCGGCACGTTCGAATTGTCGCTGCTCCACGACGATGTATCGCTAGAAGTCCTCACGCGGTCCCAGCTCAAAATCTGGGTCCACGAGATAGACGTATCTAGATTAGATACGGAGGCGAAGTATGGCTTGTGGCCAAGCGAGTAACCTATCAGCGCATATCTCCAGTCATTTGCGTTATTTCTTCTGTTACACAATATTTCTACAAGGAACCCGGAGCCAGATACGGGCTTGTCAGATATTCCGGCTGCGCTAGCGTCTCCAGTGGTATAGTACCTACGGTAGTGGACTGCTGTATTTCCCATCTCCTGTACCTTGGACAGGAGTGTAGTCGTCTGCCCGGATAGGTCTATATTGGCTATGTTCACCTTTCCGTCCAATTTATCCTGTACGGCACCTCGTGTAGGTAGATGCGTGTCGTCGCCGCTCCACGAGGCCGACGAGGAACTGCCAATGACAAGGCGGTCGTCTAGGTTGAACACAGTGTTCCCGCTCACATCCGTGGTCGTCATTGCCACAGTGCGGTCGATAGTCCCGATGGACACCTCCAACATGTTCTCGCAGTTCAGCATCACCGTGGCCTGCGTCGACCAACCAGTGTTCGTCATCACGAGGTAGATGCCACACCCGTACTCTATCGTTCCAGTATTGACGTACACCTTCGGGACGCTGTCGTTGTCTGTAGCGTATGTGGCTAGGACGTGTGAATAGAGGTTTGTAATGGAGCCTATCGCAGAGTCCGTCCCTGCGCCCTTGAACCAGCCTAGTTCCACTAGGCTGTATCTGCCGTTGTTGCCAGACATGAGGACGAGTGCGGTACTGCGCCCCGTGTGGAGCGAGTTCGCCATGTTTATTGAGAGACCCTCTCCGTTGCCCAGGCGTACAGTCTTGCCGTAGACGCGGCTCCCCAAGGATGAGGCAATACTGTTACTACCATAGAATGACGCATCGTAGGACTTGGCTACGGAAGCAGTGCCATTGAAGGTCGTGGCAGTAAGCGTCCCCGTGCTCGGCTGGAACGTCAGGTTATTTGACTTCCTTGTTCCCTCCGTCCTCGTCGTGCTATCACTCGTGCCGCTGAATAGCAACTCGTATCCAGCATCCGTACTTGCATGGTCCTCGGTCTGCTTGACCTTCTCTATCTCTGTGCTTATGGTCTTGTACGTATCCGAGCCTGACTCCTTGTACTTTTCTGGAGCTATCACTTTGACGTGCGGACCAGCGTTTGATCCGCTAGTGCTGAGACAGTCTCCAAGCTCATGAATATACTCTGTAGACATCAGTTCACCTCTCTTCTCTTCTTCAGAACGATGTCGCAGTTGAGTCTAATGTAGTCTAGCGCTTCCAGAAGACACTTCTCGTAGTCTTCTCTCTTCAACGTGTCTGGGCTCATTGACCCAATCTTGATAGATTCAGGTAGCTGAAGGGTATGAAGGATTCCTTCCTTTCTGTAAGTTATCTTGTCGAACTCTACCATAAGTTCACTCCATCTTTTTCTATATTTACACTTCTCAACCCGATTAATATCAGCATCAGCCGGAGCATAATGAATCTAGACAGAGACACTATACTGAATGCGATACTGAAGGCGTCTAGAGGACACTCCAGAAAGAGAGAAGTCAAGAAGATGCTATCTTCCATCGATGAGTGGATAGATGACGTCGGGAGCTCTGTTCTCTCGAGATCTTATCTATCTAGACTCTCATATCGCGAGTTCGACATACTGAATGACAAAGGAAAGAAGAGACACATAGAGCAGCCCAGTCTATTCACTAGAGTACTCCAGCATCTCTTCATACTTCAGATTCAGCCTCTCTATGACAGTCTAGACCCTAAGATCTCATATAACTGCAAGACTGGATACGGTATACACGCTAAAGACAAGAGAAAGTCTATGGCGCACCGCATCAAGCACGCAGTCTATGATCGTAGAGATCTGAAGTGGGCTATTAAGATCGATCAGAGACTGTGCTATCAGCACATATCCAGAAAGACTCTGAGACGAGCGCTGAAGCTATTGACCCGCGACAGAGAACTGATAGACTTCGGAGTCGAGATATGCTTCAACAGAAGCTCTTTTCCAATAGGGACCCCTACCTCACCGATAGCGCATCACATCATCATGCTAGACTTCGACAGATGGCTTGGATCTATACCTGGACCGAAGTTCAGATATGCTGACGATCTTCTCCTCATGACTAAGACTAAGAGAGATGCTAATCGAGCGAAGTGGCGCATCAAGCAGTTCTGGTGGAGCAAGTACGGAATGAGGGCAAAGCGAAGACATGACCAGATCAGCAGTCTAGACAGCGAGCCTCTGTCGTTCTGCGGAGAGATATATCGCAGACTTCCGTCAGGTGGAGTCTGCAGTCACGGAAAGGGATACTCTAGACCTAGGAGAAACATCGTCGACCGGGCCAAGAGATGCAGAAGAGACCAGTCATGGGCGTCATATTTCGGTATGCTGTCTAAGACTGACTCGTACAAGACGATGATAGGAATAGAGGTACGAATGAACTTGAAGAGTCTGACCGAGAAGATCAAGATAGATCGTGCATTCGATGCAGAGCCGATAAGCATACAAGAGCTCTCTAAGAGGAAGTTCACGCTGTTCGACTTCGAAGTTCGAGAGTCAAGCAAGAAGGATGGCTCAGCCTGGGCTAGAATGCTTGTCGGAGTCGAAGAAAGGGAGCGGAAGTGGAGAAGATACTGCGTGAAGACAGAGGCAGAAGGAGTTGTGCTCTTCTTGTCGAAGATGAAGTCCCTGATCGAGGCGGGAGAGAGTGTTCTTCCTCTGACCGACTGCGAGCTAGAGAACGCTATGGGGTACATCTTCAGAGGCTCTACTGATCGAGAGATGTACATCAGTCGAGATAACTGTACGCTTCCAAATGGAGTGATCTCAGAATTGTCTGCAAAGAAGCTGGACTCCGCTTCATAGCTGTCGAGTCCAGCCGTTGACTTCTTCTCTGCTTCCGCTAGTGCTGGGCAGAGCAGCTGCCGTGTAGCAGCTAGGCTCCTCTGAGCGTCGCTACTTGAGCCCTTGTCTCGTCTGTTCGCCTCTTCTGGGCACCGAGACTGATCGACTGTGTAGAAAGGATGCTGCTCTGTATCGTTACAGGATCGAAGCCCATTCACTGTGGCAGCGCAACCGTTGTTCACGTTCGTGTTAGACGGTCGGTTGTTGGCGTTCAGATAGCGTGCGCCACAGTTATTGTTGTTGGCGTTGCCACGGAACATCAACCTGCGCCGTCTGGCAGTCTCGGATCAACTCGAAGCTCGGAATCAGTTCGGGGACTCGGTCCTAGTGCCGAGTTTGCTGTCAAGCGCTTCGAGTAGTAGAGAGCCTTGCGGTTCTCTCATTCTTATATATAGTGTACTCTCGCTCGTGTGATTCGCGACTTGCGGCGGATCTCACGCAAATCTTAGACTTCCAGTCGGTCTTCGCTCTACATCGTCGCTCCGCGCACTGCTTCGCTTAGCGCTCCGCTCTTTCGCCTACGGCGCTGCTGACGCACTGCTACGCTAGCAGCACTTGGGCAGCGCAACCGATGGTCACGTTCGGGCGAGACGGGCGGTCGGTGGCGGCCAGAGAGCGAGCGCCACAGTAAGTGTTGTTGGCGTTGCCACGGAACAGCAACCTGCGCCGTGTGCGTGAGTTAGCACCAGAAGGAGTGTACTCTCCTATCTGTCTATACTGGTAGCAGCACTCACCTTTCACGATACTTCCTCCTGATACTCTTCTGATAGGGGTGTATCCAGTTCTAGAGATCGTCCACGTGTTTCCAGTTCCGCCTACAGAACTGTTGTCAATGAGCTTCATGTATGCAGTCTCAGCTGGGAACAGAGATCCGTCCGTCGTGGGACCTTCTGATGTAGACGTGTTTAGCCACTTTCTCTGATCTGGCTCTAGATAGAAGAACGTGTTGAATGAAGTCTGCGAAGCTCCAGTAGAGTTGTACACTAGCTCAGCGCCTCCTCCACAGTACCACCATATGTCTCCAACTGTATTGACTCCCTCGACCAATGCGCAAACGAGATTGCATCTGACGGTGTGCGAGTTGACAGTCTTTACGTCAGTTAGCTTGTACATTCGTCCGTTCATAGATCCTTGACCTATCAGCTCTACTGACAGATCCGTTGGAGCTTCGAAGTGCCAGTCTCCGCCGTTCCAGTTGAACGTCTCGCTAGCAGAGACGCCCATCTCTGAAGCTATCGAAGCAGCGATCTGCGGCTCCATGCACTGGAACTTCGCATACTGTCCGTTGATAGAGTCGGTATATGTCTTAGCCGAAGACTGTAGAAGAGCCTCGCTAGTGTTCCACATCTTCCACGTAGTTCCATCAAGAAGAACGCCGCCGTTAGTAGCGCTAGCTGAGAAGTTCGAGCTTATTCCACAGCTGAATCGGTCGCTGTTCCAGAGATTTCTTGTACCATAAGCAGCTTCTACAGAGCACAGGAACGCGTTCAGCGCGTGATACCCCATCTCTCCGACAGGAACTGCGCTTCCGGAGCTTCCTCCAGAGTTGCATCCTCTAGACCAGTCCGCGCATCTGTACTGGTTAGCGCCGTTAGTCGCTGGATAGTGTCCATTGTTGTACATGATGCTAGTCGAAGCAGCTCCAGCGTTTCCTGTGATGGTCGCATTAGCTGTAGTCGTGTTCGGGGCGTAGTTGTAGAAGAAGTTTCTGATCTTGGCAGATATCACCGTGCTTGGACCTGGAGATATTCCAGTTCTTCTCAGCTTGAAGTCTTCCAGATGATCCCAACCTGCGCTTCCTACAGGCACTGGCTTAGCAGCCAGCCCTCTCATGTACTCGCCAGTCGTGTCGGAGTTTCCGTCGACTACGTACACGTCAGACTGTCTGCCGATGAAGACGCTGTACTTCGTCTCGGTAGTCTCCCACGGCGCTGGGATATGATACTGCGTGTAAGCACCATATCTGTACTCCTGGCTTCCTATGTAGAGCTTGACCTCTATCGGCCAATTGTAAGTGACTCCAGCTGCCGTGTTGACGTCTGACATGTGGTCTTTTATCCAGTTCCAGAAGTACTCAGACTGGAACTTCCCCTGCTGGTCGAATGCGCCTGGACAAGTCGTCGAGACCTTGCTTCCAGCGCTTCCAGTCTTCCAGTACAGTGTGTCTGCCTTTGAGTCCAGAGCTGTGCTCTGTGCAGCCGTGATTCCGCACACTGTAGCGTATGTTCCGTCCGTCTTTCTTAGCCAGTTGTCTTTCTTGAGCGTAGCGACTGGAGTCTTAGCAGTCTCGCCGACGACAGGACTCATGTCGACTAGATAAGGTCTCCAGTCGAGAAGCCACTCTTTGTCTCCAGCAGCTTCGGTAGCGTCAGCTGATCCAGTAGCTTCGGAAGTCTCCGAGAAGACTGCTATTCCGTACTTGCCTACTACTGGATAGATAGAGTCGAATATGATATTGTTGAATATGAGACGATGGTTCGTAGCGTCGAAAGTAGCTGTGCCGTCTACTGTGATGACGTCGTCTATGTCGAGCTTCTTCTTGATCTCTTTAGCGACTTCTTTGAGCTGAGTCTTGAGCTGTGCGCCGAGTATCGCCTCATTTTCCCACGTGTTTGCCATAGTTCAGAATTCCTCTCTATAGATATATTTACACCCTTTTTGAGCATGTCAGTCAAAGTCAAGCATGCCGTGAATGAATCCTGTGAACATTCCAGGCTCCGGTACCGTCGCGAGCTTCACTAGTCCTTCATATCTTATCCATAGCTGAGAAGTCAATCTAGCAGTCTCGCCGACTCTCTTTCCGAGAATTCCCCACAAGACTGAAGGATCTGACACTTTCTTGCTCAGACACTCGCTCTTCATCAAGTCCCCAGCAGATCTCCAGTCAGATAGAAACTTAGACGTCGTGAAGAGATTTCCTAGTGTCTTGTAGCAGCTCCCGTCACTTAGAAGACTCGCAGATGTGCAGACCTTTCTCGCAGAAGTCTGCATCTCTCTCGCAGAAGTCTGCGAGAGTCTTTCTGCGACTCCGCACACTGTGAGACTGCTACGCAGAATAGCTTTACCTATCAGCTCAAAGAAGTTCGGCCAGAATGATCCGATGACGTCTCTCGACTTAGCTGCGGCAGCGTCGTAGTCTGATTCTGAAGCCTCTCCTGGTGTGAAGCCGACGAGCTGTCCAGACAGACGGGGCAGCCCAGGCTCGATAGACAGAGGAACTGGACTCGAAGAAGGATACTCTATAGTCCCCGAGAGGCCGAACGACGGCTTTCCGACGCACTTAGTCAGGCTAGACGAGATGTACTCATTGACAGTCTTGACCATAGCGTCTCTAGTGAACTCGTAGCTCGGCTCAGGGCTAGCGAAGCTAGACGCCATCAGTGCTTCGAATCTCACAGCTCTTCCTCTCTGTGTCTATCTACTTTATCTCGTGCTTCTTCACGTCTGGCTCTGCCTGTACGGCTAGAGGGACGGTGACTGTGAGAAGGCCATTCTCTAGCTTGGGCTCGAGACGGTCGAGATCGTATTTCGTCTCGACGCTGATCTCTAGTCTCAGCTGTCCCTTCTTGATCCTCTCTTCGATGATCTTTCTCTTCTTGTCGACTGGCTTATCCTTCACGTCGATGATCAGAAGCGGCAGAGGATCACTTGACTTGGTCGTCACTTCGATGTCTTCTTTGCCTTTTCCGACGACTGCGACTTCGTAAGTGATAGATCCATCTTCTTCCTCTACGACATTGTAAGGCCAGTGGCAGTTCGGCTCTACGTCAGACTTGATGATGTCGTTGAACGGACCAGGTCTGTAGTGATCGAAGTGGTTTAGCGCAGACTCTAGCTGCTGCGCGAGCGTCATTGCTTGTAGCATTCTGTGTTTTTCCTTTTCGAGCTCAGTTCGAGCTCTCAGATTCTCTGGACTGAGCGTGACTTCCTGTGAGAGATCTTCTACTCTAGTCGAACTCAGATAGTCACTGTGCTGACACTCGGCCGTCTGCCTCGTCTGCTGAACTCATTCCAGATGCTTTATTTATTGTGATTTGCGCCAATATAAATATCAAGTACAGTACATAGGAGCACTTGCACTCTAATGTCCACTAACCGAACAGAGCTCGACATCAAGCGTCTAGACTACAAGATAAACGACTTGTGGAACAAGACTAAGCTAGCGCTGGCTCAGAAGCCGGACAAGGGCAGCGATCTGACTGACGTGAAGTGGGATGAAGAAGGCTCTAGAATCGTCAAAGTCATCGGTGGAAAGGTAGAGCTAGTCGTAGACGCTGACACTATCATGGGCGCTATGTCTCTAGGAGATCTCGCTTACAAGGACAAGATAGAAGACTCTGACATCGAAGGTGCTGTATCAGTAGAGCACGGAGGAACTGGATCTGACAGTCCTGAGGGAGCTAGAGATAGCTTAGAGGTGTACTCACGCACAGAAGTTGATGAGCTTCTCTCTCAGTCTTCTGAAGCTCTAGCTGATCACATAGCAGATCATGAGAATCCTCACCAGGTCACAGCGGATCAGGTTGGATCATACACTAAGGAAGAGACCGATGACCGCATAGAAGAGGCTCTATCTGGAGAGATAGGCGGATGGCTAGGAAATCTGACTGTCGAAGAGGTCAACGCTCTGACCGATCACAAGAAGGGTGACTCGGCGACTATCACGGACACTGGAACTGTGAATCCTGGAAGCGTGTACGTGACTCCAGGAGATGACGTCATGTGGGTAGACAACCAGCAAGTGTGGCAGATCAAGACTACCGGAGTCCTTCATCATGACGATACGCTGAAGGGTATAGGAAACGCTTCTAATCCGCTCGGAGTAGACCCACAGAAGGTCGTCACTGCAGAGGGTCTGAGCTCTTACGTAGAGCAGCAGGCAGACACTGGGGAACAGATCGACGTAGTGACGTCCGTCTCTGTAGTCGACAAGAAGATAGTCGTAAAGAAGAAGACCGACGTTGGACTGTATTACATGGCGAACGCCCACCGGATGGGATTCGGAACTTACTGGGAATAGATAACATATACAGCAGGAAGAGAGATACGAGATGGCTGAAGAGAATGAACAAGAAGTCTACAGACCTTATGTCGCAGAGCTCGCTGACAAGCGAGGCTACATTCACCCGATTCACGCTAAGCAGCTAGCTGAGGAGCGCACCGTCACGATGACGGGCGACGTGACTGGCTCGGCTAACTGGGACTTCGGAGAGCCAGCGACGACCGGCCAGTCTTCCGAGTCTATGGCGCTGACTATCGGAAACAAGAAGGTGACTACCGACAAGATCGATGACAAGGCAGTCGGATCTGGTCAGATGGCAGACCATTCTGTAGGCTTGACGCAGATCGACACTAACGCTATCACGTCGACTGCGACTAGCACTGGAGCAGACAAAGACAAGCTAATCACTTCAGAGGGTGTTAGAAACGCCATCGACAACGCCATCGAAGGACGAGGCATCGACTACGGTCCGTTGACAGTAGACCAGATCAACGCTCTGACTGACATTCCTACTGGATCTACTGCGCACATCATAGCTGGAGGAACAGCGACCGTCATCACAGACGGCGACTTGCCAGTTCGAGTCGGAGAAGACGTGAAGTACCACATCTCGGGAAACAGCCACGGATGGTACTCCTTAGACGGCGAGTTCAAGCTGAAGCAGACTGCCAAGACTGACCCTACGGCTTCAGGGACGACTATCACTGCTATAGACTCTATCACGCAGAACGAGAATGGAGAGATCACTGCTACAAAGAAGACGATACGCACCGGAAACGCTTCTGACACTGGCGTCGTTAAGCTGTCAGACTCTCACACATCAGACTCTAGCACTAACGGAGGAGTCGCTGCTACTCCAGCTGCAGTGAAGTCTGCTTATGATCTAGCTGCGGGAAAGAAGGACAAGCAGACACCTCTAGACACTGACACAGGCTCTGGATCTGGAAAGGGTGGCACGACTAAGACTCTGACTAGACTTGTGCAAGACGCCGATGGTGCCATCACGCCGACGTTCTCTAACATAGCTGACGCCTCTGGATCCAGCAAGGGATTGATGAGCTCTGCGGACTACACTAAGCTCGCTGGGATAGCTGCTGGTGCCGAGGTGAACCAGAACTCCTTTAGCAACGTGAAGGTCGGGAACGTCACTATAGAGGCTGACTCGAAGACGGACACGCTGGAGATAGCTGGCGGTACGGGCATAGATGCGACAGGTGATGCGGCCAACGACAAGGTGACGCTGTCGTTGGACTCGGCAACGCAGACGTCGCTCGGAAAGGCCGACAGTGCCGTACAGTCCGTCAAGATTAACGGCAGTAGCGAGCTGAAGGATGCCAGCGGAAACGTGAACATCCCTCTCGCCGTAGCCACGGGTAGCACCGGGGCGAAGGCCGGTGCGCTTAGCGCGGACGACAAGAAGAAACTAAATGACCTCGGGACAGCCGCGTTCAAGAACGTACCAGCAAGCGGCAACGCCTCCAGCACTGAAGTCGTGCTCGGTAGCGATACCCGCCTCTCGGCTGGCGCAAGCGCAGTGCAGGACGTGACCGTCGGCGGCACGAGCGTTGTCAACGCATCCACGAAGGTCGCAGCCATACCCGATGCCAGCACTAGCGCGAAGGGCGCAGTGCAGCTTGCAGGGAGCATCGGTGCAACCGTAGCCTCCGAGAACAACAAGGCCGCCACCGAGAAGGCTGTGAGGGACGCCATCAACGCCCTCGATGCGGAAGTTACGAGCAACGACGGCACGAACGTTCAGGTCAAGGTGACTGAGGCCGACGGCAAGGTGAGCGCGGTCAACATCACCACCGACAACACCGAGAACAGGAACAACAAGGTCACTAGCGTACGTGCGGCGAGTAGCGCCACGGACACGGCGTACCCATCCGAGAAGGCGGTGGCGACGGCGTTGGCCGATAAAGTTGATGTACCTCCTAGCGCCTCCGTATACGGCTTTAAGTTCGTAAAGGGTCTAAGTACCGTAATCTACAATGGACATGGATTCGAGTTTACTGAATTCTATGGTGGTAGTTCCAAGAATTACATGGTAGGATTCCGTCTGCCTGCCGCCACAGCAGAGACTCCGATGGCGAGCGGCACTATGATTACGATAGTGGCCGAGAAGAACGCAGACTACAATCCTGGGCTTACGTTCAAGTACAAAGTGTCTGGTAGTAATCTGGAAGTGTATGCATTATTCTCAGTAGCAAACAGAGTAATCTATGACGTTACTACAGTATTGAAGGGATATGATTTTACAGTACTTACGTCTGAGCCAGATACAAGTGGACTTACCGATTTCCCCGATGCCAATTTACGGTGGAGGAGAACGCCACTTATTCCGTCAAGTAGTGGTGGAGTTGGCTCCAGTTCTGTTCCCGTTTATATTGATGATAACAATTTGGTGAAGGCCTGTACCGACGACTTTGAGCACACGACGAACAAGGTGTCCTCGTGGCAGTCAACTCCCGACAACACGCACTACCCGAGCGAGAAACTCGTCAAGGACAGCCTCGACGCGAAGGCGGATGCAAACAAGGTCGTGGCGATTGCCGACGCAATGATTAAACGCGTAGGACAAACGGGTAGCGGATGGTACAAGCTTGCAGAACTATCAAACACCTCTACATACGACAACGTTAATTGTTGCTTTGACGTATATGCGGCAACGGACACAAAGAAGTTAGCAGGACGGCTAGAAGTTGCCATACGTACAGGAAATTCGGCGGGAGCCTCCTTAGCAGTTGTATTGAAAAAGTTCTATTCCGATGCGTGGCTTTCGGATTATAAATTTAAAATTGTTATTCGTGGATTGACGGCCTCCGCTACTATCGAGTTGTGGGCTAGCTGTTTACGTGACTTTGGAGGCCTCGTAATTTCCGAGAGAAATACCTCTTCTTATACTGCTAATAATAAGAAGGACAGATGGACGTATACCTCCTATGAAAATAATGGAGGCTCTGCGGCTCCCGTAACCGATGCTACAAATAATGTCAAGGTCGAAGACGTAGATGTGGTCTATCGTCAGTTGGCCATCGCCAGCCCGACGAACAACAACATCGTTGCTATGGACGCGAACGGCCTAGTCAAGGACAGCGGGCTCACGAAGTCGTCCGTGGAGAGCGCCATCACTTCCGCAGGATCCGCCATTCAGGGCGTGAAGGTGAACAGCACGTCGCTGACGCCGGACGCGAACAAGGTGGTGAACATACCGCTGGCTACGACGAGCACGGACGGAGCGATGAGCGCTGCGGACAAAACGAAGCTGGATGGCATTGAAGAAGGCGCGGAAGTCAACGTCCAGGCGGACTGGAACGCTACAGGCGGCGACGCCTTCATTCCTAATAAACCCATTTACCGCAGGTACGTCGATTCTGCCACCAATATTTTCAAGGTATGTACCGTAAAAGCCAATAGTGGCGTCGAGACAAGTGGATTTAGGTTTATCGTCCGATACACTGATGGCGCCATTCTCGGTGACTTCGTTTTCCGTAATGGGGCTAAACTTTTCTACAATGCAGCAAACATTACTACTAGCACTGGGCAGAAGGTCGTATTTTACAAGATTACCAACGCCTCCAATGCAAATGTTATCGACCTGTACGCCTATGCGAATGCATACACGGAACTCAGGATTGACGCCGTAGTTAACGCTAATGGTAATCTTAAAATAGATTTTTCAGGGTTTGGTGTGTCTGTATCCGCCCTCCCCGAGGGTGCTACGGAAATCACTCCCGTATGGGTGGCGAACGCCTCTGCCAGCAGTGGCACGGCTCCCGTTAAGGTGGACGCGTATGGCGCTTTGACTGCAGTCCCGATGGACTCCACTCCTACCGTCTCGTCCACCAACCTGATGACGAGCGGTGCAATCAAGACCGCGCTGGATGCAAAAGATTTTCTTTATGTAAATTATCGCGTTGCCAAAGACGCGGACACGCTCCCTGTACAAAATCATTTTTCCGTCGACGAACTTAATTCAACGTCAACGAATACTCCGATTTCTGGAATTTTTTTCCATGTCTATACGGTTAAAGGACATGACGATGGTAGCGTTACGCAAATTGCTGTAGGCGTAAATGATAACGCGCAGAGTGTATATATAAGAAGAAAACAAAGTGGTACATGGACAAGTTGGATTAGTCTTCGCGATGCAAAATATTCAGAGAAAATAGGTACATCGTCTTCGCATCCGGCTATAGGTAGTAACTCTGTTCCAGTTCATGTTGATTCTAGTGGTAGTATAGTTGCCTGCACGGACGACTTCGTGCACGACGGCGACGTGGCGCAGACCTACTCAAGTTCCAGCTCTGCGCCCATCAGCGGGGCGGGAGTGTCGGCAGCCCTCGCCACTAGCCTCACAGACGTCGAGTTCGTAGCCGCGCAGAGCGGCGGTGGTGGCAACCTCAACAAGACCAAGAACGGCACCACGACATCCGTGCTAGCCTTCATGACTGACGCTGAAGCGATAGATCTTTGGCGAACTGCTTGGGACGAAGCAGACTAGCTAAAATGATAGCAGAATATTTCACTGTAGGAGAATTTCGAAATGCCAGGCACATTCAATCGAACATTGAACAATTTCACGAAGAACAAGTATGCGCTAGTGCTGAGCAACTTTCCTAACTTGTCTAGCATTCCAGATAGCGAGATAGACATGTCGGCATTCGACACGAAAGTGCAGTCGCTGGAGCTTCCTAACATGACTCTGTCTATGCTTCACAGCTACTGGCAGCACGAAGATCAGAAGCATCCGAATCCAGTAGGAGCTAGAGATTCAAACACTCTGTCTATCGATTGGATTCTAGACGATAAGCTGATGAACTACTTCTTATTCTACTCTTGGATCAAGGGATCTCGCTACGGAATTCCAGCTAGAGATGATCTTCTTCGTGACAACTGCATAGACCGCATAGACGTGTATGCGCTCGACAATGCGCTCTTCCCTTCGGCCAAGCTGTCTTTCTTCAGAGTCTTTCTGACTGGACTCGGATCTCTTCCTCTGCAGTTCGGTGACGCTTCAGTAGTGACGTTCAATACGACATTCGAGTACGAGCAGTTTGGAGTGACCGCTCAAGGCAAGAATGAAGATGGCTCGTGGAAGATAGAGCCGCTCAGAGCTGCAACTTAGATCTATTTCTCGCTCTTACACAGATTACAGCTCTGGAAGGAAGAAGTCTCGCGTCATAGGTACGCTAACATAGACGGTCTCTCCGCATGAGCAAGTGAACTTCGCGACGGGACGAGCTCCGAATGCGTACTTTCTCAGCTGAGATGTCAGACGGGCGAAGTCTCTAGCGCTACCTCTACCTCGTACGAAGTACACGTAAGCTTCATAGATGTCAACCTTCTGTCCATTGATCGAAGAGATGTGAGAAGCGATCGTCATGACCTCTTCGTCGATCGTCTCGATGAACGCAGGATTAGACTTCATACGAGATATCTCTATCTCTGTACCTATAGTCGGGAACTGCAGAGTGACCTTGTCTCCGTTCGTAAGCTCGATCTCGTCCGGTAGCTCTCTATCAGCATACGTGACATCTAGATCAGCTAGTCGAAAGTCATAAGACTTGATGGCTTCACAGTGTGGACACTTAGCCGAGATCTTCATCGGAAAGTCGTCATACGTGATGGACCTGAGATAGTAGATGAGCCAGAGCTTGTCGTTCATCTCGATGTCCTCTAGCTCTAGTCCAGACACTGCAGCTCCTATCGTCTGATTGAAGACTGAGTTCACTGTGTCTTTTCTGACCTTCGAGAGATTCTTCATCTCGATAGCAGACAGCTTTCTAGCGTACAGATCAGAGGAGTAGTAGCGTCCACGTGAAGGAAGCAGGTCCTTGTTGATCAGAATACGCGAAGGACCAGAATGAGTTCTCTGAGTCTGGTCTGGAGATCTGCTCGTCTCTTCGGTGTCGTCTCGTATAGTCTTCATAGTTATCGTTCTCCTATAGAGTTACTCTTTATTTATGAACTAATCACCCGCTGAAGACGGGTGATTTTCTACACCCGCAGTCCAGCTAGGTTCAAGATTTTCCTGCTTCAAAGAAGGACTGAGTTCCATTACTGGGACTGAACTTCCTTCTCCACAGGCTTCAATTCGGGTAGTTCCTACCCTATCTAAAATCCTAAGACCTTCATTGAGTATATTGTTCGCAGCATTGATATCTCTATCGTGATGAGTATTACAATCAGGACAAGTCCATTCTCGTACATCCAGCGTAAGATTTTCGTGCTTATATCCACAGCAAGAGCAAGTCTTGCTAGATGGATAGTATCTTCCTACTTTCACGATAGTTCTGTTATGCCATTGAGCCTTGTAGTTAAGCATACTAGCGATAGTTCCAAAGGAACAGTCCTGTATTGCCTTTGCTAACTTATGGTTCTTCAGCATACCCTTAACATTCAGGTCCTCGATACAGATTACATCATAGTTCTTCACGATATTTGTGGTTACTTTATGCAAGTAATCCTTTCTTTG